CAGCACCTCTATAACCAGCGGTCGCAGCACCATAATTACCAGCGGTCGCAGCACCACTATCACCAGCGGTCGCAGCACCTCTATTACCAGCGGTCGCAGCACCATAATTACCAGCGGTCGCAGGAAACCCAGGATTTGCATTATTCCTATTAGTGCACCGTTCCTTTACATAGGATACGGTTGCTTTCACAAGCCCTTTTATATCGAGTTTTGTTCCGATATGTATTTTAGAACAAGCGATCTTTGTATCATCCTCATCCGCATCCATATAACCGCTTCCCTCAACTTCGTGAAACTTATTCATACCTATATAAGCAGGCGGATAATATCCAAAGACATCCAATGGATGAAGACAAAAATGAAATCCATTTTCGCAAGCTCCTATTTCTCCTTCCTCCTCGTAGTCCTTGCCTTCTTCGTATTTAAACCCTCGGCATGTCATATCCGGATTAAAACCCTTGTATCCTTTTATTTTGGTAAACTCCTTTGGCAGAGTAACATTATCAGGAAGATTTGCTCTAAGTATCATGTACGCCATATAGTTTGTGTCAAATCCGGCTATTCCCGTTCCTATTGCAGTAAGCAGAAATTCCCTTTCCGGATGCTCTTCAGCAAATTCTCGGAAGTTTCCTAAATAGGTCATTAACTCTTCCTCGGTTACTTTCTGCATATCCTTATCTAACGTTGGAATGGCGTAGGACTGGCCTTGTATGCCTTCTGCCTGCCCCATCACTGCACCAAATCTTTCTACTGCCAATCTTGCCGCACCTCCGGCATGATTACCGTTCATGTTTGAGCCAAAAACGAATATCTGATTTTCTGTAAGTTCCTGAATATTATCAGGAGTTAATTTCTTTTTCATAATGTATTGTTGTTAGTTTAATTGATTCGTACATACTTACCTGCTATATCACACGTCCTTAGCACTTCTGCATTATCCTCTCCAAAAGCAATGAGGATACTGCCACATCCGGGCGAATCTCCGCGAGTACCGTCCGGGCGAAAGAATTTTATTCTATTTCTTAAAAACTTCATCGCCGTAGCTCTTTCAAAAATTATGTCTTGAAATTTATTGCTATCACATCTATTAAATAGCAAGGCTATACCGTTACCATGCTCCGATAATCTCTCTACAAATTGCCACATCAGAGGCTTTGAGTAGGGAGGATTAAGCCAAACTCTTCCAAACCATTCTTGACGCAACCCGTCATTGTCCTTGTTGTACATTACATCTGCGGTTTTCCATAACGGGTAAACCGGAGCGCATGGGTCTAAATCAAACTTCCCCAATGCGTCTATTATTTCTTTTGGTGTGTACCATTCATCGGTAGGTTTAGCTGAACGTTCAAATTGTGTATTCATATTATATACTTCACTTATCGGAATAGTTTAATTCTTTATGTTTCTGTCAAATATCTTAATGCACTCAAACAGATAATGCGCAATTATCGGCTGTACCGCATTTCCTAAACATTGCACTCGCTCCACCCAATTGGGAAGTTCATTATATTTTCCAACAAACTTGGGTGAGGGTATTGACTGTCTTGTTCGCCATCCCGGATATACTCGTGTATATTGCCCCGGTAAGTAGGGCTTCCGAAATACCGATTCTTGCATGCTCCGTTTGCCGTTGACTTCGTTGGGGTAGGAAATACAATATAATCGCTCCCTACCCTGTTGTATTCCAAAGTCGGTACCCGATAAACATTGCCATTCAGCATCATACCCGATTTCGGAAAGGTTGCATAAGACGTGCTCAAACCCTCGAACAAGGAGCATTGGACTGTTTTCAACGATAACATAACGGGGTCTAATTTTCCGTATAATTCTATACATCTCAGTCCATAAGCCGCTTCTTTCACCGATAATTCCGATGCCTTTCCCAGCAATGCTGATGTCCTGACAAGGGAATCCACCGCTGACGATGTCAACAAACGGAGGACTTTGATACGTTCTAATATCTCTATTGATCTCATGCTCTTCTCCAAAGTTTTTCTTTATTACTAACGATTGATAATCCTCAAATTCACAACTCCATTCGGTCTTTATGCCAGCAAGTGCAGCGCCTAACCCAAAGCCCTCTATGCCGCTAAAAAGGGAACCATGTGTAAGTTTTATTTCTTTCATTTTATTATTTTCAAAACCATTCCTCCTCTCCAACTTCTATCGAAAGCCAGTCCATGAGAAATATTATTGCGTTATAGATTAGTTTCATTTATTCTCCTCCTTAGCCTTAACCTTGCGTATTAGCGAACGGGCCTTGTTCCTAACAAGCTCCGTAATATCATCCGCGCTGTCTGCAAATGAGCACTGATAGACATTGTCCGTATACTCCGACATGAATTTTACATGGGCCTTAGCTTCTTTGCCTACCTGCATTATCTTATCGTACATCTCCAATCGGTAATCAGGATGATATTTCTTAAGAACTTGGTTAAAGTCCATTGTAAACGTTTCTATCATGTCACAGATTAGAATAATCGCATTGGTGCAAGTATTGATATACTCCCTGTCTTCGGGTGACATATCCGACATTAGGCTCTGCATATTCTCCGTTTCACCTTCGTAGCTGTCAAGATATTCACGTATTACCCGATCCTCTATCTTTTGCATCTTTTCCTTTAGCAAAACAGCCTTGGCATATTGCCTGTTGATTATATACTGGGAATGCTTGTTCTTTAGAGCAATCATTTGGCTGTCCTCCCTAATTGCTCTTCTCATTCTCTCTAAGACATCTTCGGGTAGGTCGTTTATAGTTAGTTTTTCCATTATTATGTTATATTTTTATCAATTATAATAATATCCGCTACACAGCAACATTCTCCGTCTATCCTCCATGAAGAATAAACCGGATATCTTCTGTTGAACAACGGACATCGCCTGCACCGGGGAAGTGTTCTTTTGTTTTCGATTCTCCCGGTGCAGAGAATTGGGTATCCCTGAATATTCATTGCTTTTTTCTTATCTGTAAAAATCCGCGCTTCTCACATTCACGCAGCAACTCCATATCTTCATCCTTTATATCACATGGTGTTTCATGGTTGATGCTCATATAGTCTGATATCCCGAATTTTCGGCATATATCGTGATAAAAACGTTTGTTTCTGCCTCTTGCAGTCCAGCATACTGTTAGCTTCATATTGAAAACGAATTAAGGAATTTATTCACAAAGTAAACCTGGCCTTTGCCGCTCACCTTTGTAGTCAAAGTGGTATGCAAAACTCCATTATTTCCGGAACGTACACCTTTTTTGATTACAAATAACCCCTGTTCGATATACTTCTGATTAGGTACATTATACCTTTCTCCATGTTTGCCTAAATATCCGTTTTCGCGCATCCAAGCAAACAATTTCTTTTCACCTATATTATATCCATTCTGCGCAATGAGCTTTGCAAGCTCTCCGATAAGGCATGAACTTTCCGCCCCTCTAAAAGCGTTTGTAAATGTTACGGCTGGTTTGGTTTCTTCAATTATGTTTTTGTTTTGTTCTTTGAGGATTTGATTTTCACAAGCTATCCTTTGCTTTTCCTCGCGTTCGCTCTTTAGCTGTGTTGCAAGACTGATAACAAGGTCGGGGTTGTTTATCATCTGCTCCAAAGTTGGCTGCGTGGCAGTCATGCCGTATTGGAGTAATTCTTTGATGCGCTTATTACACCATATAGCAAAAGCAGGACTTAGCCAACGGGCAAATTCCAAAGCAATATCTTCGTGCATCCATGTTCCTTGTTCATTATTTCCTCCTTTAACTACTTGAATTAGTGCCGATATGGGAATCTGCATATCGGCTGAAAGTGCTTCTGCGAACTCGGTAGTAGTTTTCAATCTAATCCAATCACCAACCAATTTACCGAACGGCTTAGCCATTTCAGTGGCGTTCACCATAACGTTATCACCTTTATAAAAAGTGATAGGATTTCCATTGTACTGGAAAATTTGATTTGTTTTCATATAATAAATTTTAGATTTTACTCAATAAAAGAACTTCTCTCCCTTTTTTCGGAAAGTGAGGTAGCCCGATAAAAGGCTACCCAGTACGATAAGTATTTCAATCATGGCTTTGTCAGATTAAACCTAATTCCCGTTTCATTCTCTCGGCTGCTTTGTGCTCTCTGTGCTCAACCATTTTGTCGTATTGTTTGGTTTCAACGAGATAGGAGAAGCAAGCGCACTTTAGTTCGATTTCCCTGCGTTCGCTACACTTTGTCCATTCGAGAAGATTTTTCGTGAACTCCAGTTCCTTTTCAAGCCTTGCAATTTTCCGCTTGTCGGCTGCGCTTGACTTGGCGACCTTTGGTGCAATCTCATTCACCTTGTGAAAGACTTCTCTGTACACATCGAATACGGGACGAACCTTGCGGGCAATGAAGTATTCCAAGCAGGAGACGGAGAGGTGGTATTCTATTGTTGGTCTGCCACCTTTTGGGTTTTCCCCTTTTTGGTGGAAAACTTGGTAATCAATGCTTTCAATGAAATTTTCTTTAAGTGCTGTTACTGCCTTGTCCTTTCTTGAATAGGCAAGCATCCACACGTAATCAAGGTTGACAGGATATGGAACATCCAGTTTTGAAAGTTCCAAAATAGCTTTAAAATAACGCTTAATGTCTTCTGTTGAAGAAGATAATGAAAGGATGCACGTTTCGTGTGCAGACGTGTTTATACATCTACTATTATTCAATGTACTCACAATTCCGTTGAAGTTTGGCATTTTGAAAACGAAATTTGAGTTATATATAAAGAAGAAGCCGTTAGCCTCCCCAAGTCGCCAAACTTCTACATATCGCAAATGGATAGGTATTCAATGGGAAACTAACGGCTATATCTTTGCGATAAGCAGTAGTCATAAGGATATAAAAAATCCCTATCCTAAATGCTGTATTATAAAAGTTTGGCGAACTTTTCACCGCAAAGATACTAACTCAAATCAAAATGCCAAAGGAAAATCCTATTTTTTATCAAACTTATGCAACCTGTTATACTTATAGTTCCCTATCTCGATTCTCTTATCGAAGAATAGATTATTTATCTCGCACATCTTCATGTAATCGGCATTTGCATACAAATCTCCTCCTGCCATTTTCGCAAAGAGAATTTCCTTGTATTCCTCACGTGATATGTTTTCAGATGTGTTATGCTCAATCTTTACATCATTGAAAGAGTGTATTATTTCGTCACGCTCCCTGTCATAAGTAGCAAACCAGTTCATTATTACGGAACCGTCAATGCGACCGTAGAACTTACCGTATGCCGAATTTTCGCGAGCACGTTTAAAGCAAAGACATACATCTTCAATACGGAAATAGTAGTATTTCTCAAGAATAGAGTTAACGACGGAAGCGACTTGATAATCATTCATGTCTTCCCTCGTTCTTCCATAAAACAAAAGTGTTCCTTCGATAAATTTTACAAGGACGGCCTTTATGCAATCCGCATTAACGGATTTCCATTGTGACAGCTGGATTGGCGGAGAATTGATTGCTTGTTTAATGGTTGTTATCTCGCTACTGATGTTCTTGCAGATAGCTATCAGCTGCTTGGAAGATAGAACCGCTATTTCCTTGCTTGTTAGTGTAATTTCTGTTCCCATTATTTCTAAAGCTATTATTACTCCAGCGCGCTAATCTCTTACTAACCTCAAATGTCTTTTCTTTCTCAAACCTCATTTTCCGTCCCCCGCACTCAGACCAGTATTCATAAAATTCAATCAGCATATAATCAGGATATTGACTTTGATAAAGAAGCACTTCTGCCTTAAACTTCTCCTTTCGTTCATCTATATTCTTTAATCCTGCAATTTTATGATTATAGCTAAACCCCGCTGTGAAAGCTTCCTCTAAAGACTTATCTTTATTGCTGCATGCCCATTCATGGGCTATTCTATTTATTTCCATATAAACATTTTTTATACTCATCTATATCCCCAAATGGATCATCGGGATTTTTATTATTTTTTCTTTATTGCAAAATAGAGCAGTGCAAGCCCGTTCCATATAACATGAGCAAGCGGATGAAGCCCGCTTTCCTCGTCTTTCGTTTCACCTTTTCGATATGCTACCAAGTGCCGAAGAAGCGCAGAATAATATCGGTTTTCCGCGTCAGGAAGATTCTGCCAGCTATTAGGAGCGTACTTCTTTGCGCCAAAGTGATATACCTTAACTATTTCCTCTATCAAATCCAGCGGGAGCAAATCCCAGCGGAGTTTGTCGTCCTTGTAATCATTCTTAAATGATTCTGCCATAGTTATACATCTTTCAGATAATCGGTTACTACTTCTATAAACTCGTCAAGCGAACGGACAACAACATATTTATTTCCTGCTGACTCTACGGCTTTCTGCCACTCTTTTTGGCTTTCTTGTTGTCTCCCTTTTGGCTGTTTCATTTCAATGCACAAGCAGCCATAAAAACGGTTCGGTTTCAAAAAAATAAGATCAGACACGCCTGCAAGCGCGCCCTCCATTTTTAGGATTGCTCCAGTGATTGAATTTCTTGCGCCACCATTAGGAACAGAAAATAGGAGTTTTTTGTATTTGGGATATTGGTAACGAAACCAATTAACACAAGCTATTTGTATTTTACTTTCTACATTTTTCATACATATTTTATTTTCAATTCAACATTCACCGGCTTGTCTTTCATCGTAGAGAAAGCATCAAGCAGCTTATCCTTGATTGTTTCCAAAGGTTTTGTTAGGATGTGGCTCTCTATTACTGTAAGCGGTAACTTTTTCCCGCTGTGTGTAATGAGAGCCATAGAGGTAATTACGTAGGGTTTCATGTTTTATAAAATTTCTTTGCCTGCCTTGCATTTTTTTTGTTTAGCTTACTTAGCATCTCATACTGCTTGCTGTCACCTCCTGCATTATGAATGTCACACTTTCGGTCTATCACAAGTTTCTGAACAATTGCAATTTCTGTTTTGGTTAATGTAAGTCTCATGGTAAATATATTTAGAGGAGAAGCCCCGAATCGAACAGGGCACGCTGTTTTGCTGGAATTATTGAAACTGAATATAAACTAACCTTAAATAATCATGGCAAATCACACTATGTCATTCCAATACGTTCAGCGCTACCATATTCTCCGTTTTCTCGCCAGTTCCCGTATACAGTGCCATTGGCGTAACCCTGATTGGGCTTGACGAGTATGTATGAATATCTAATAAAAAAGGAAGACCTTCACAGGCCCTTGTTCCCGGATAGGCGGTCAAACCACACCGGGATAGTTAATTTGTTAGCTGATTAAATCTTAACCTGAACCTTTCACAGGACTTCTACATCAGTAGAGGGCTTTTGGTTTATTTTATTAAGTCTAAAATCTTTGTTTTGGCAATAGCATCCAGCTTCATATCTTGAAGTCCCTGCTTCATGTATTCCGCCGCCTTTTTGTTGGCATCATCCATGTCTTTTGCGGAAATGAGAACATAGTACTTGTTGCTTTTTTCATTGCCTTTATCGTCAACGAAAACATCAATCAGAGTAACCTTGTAAAAGAACTCATCATCCTGCTTCTCATTGACAATCTCACGTATCTTGCTACGGCTGATTGCGAAAACGTCACACTCCATATTGTTAGAAGCGTACATTTCAAGTCCTTTCTGTTCTGCCTGACAGAACAAATCTACATCAGTGATGAATTGCTCGGTAACTTCTTTTTCATCGCCTTTCTCGTTAACCTTGTTTACTTTAAGCTTAAATTCGTATAGCATAATACTTGTATTTTAATAATAATAGTTTCATAATCAAAATGGAATATCCCTTTCCTCAAAGTCCTTGCAACCTTCAATCTGATTAGGCATAGGCTTTTGAGATATGCTAAGTATCATATCTCTTTTCTCCTTACTGAACGTTCTGACTTTTGGATGATACATTACCTTGTTGTCTATATCGCATATAAATTTGCGGCGAGGCCTTACACCTGGAGTAAACTCATCAGAATCGCATTCACTAATCTTATCGTTATATTCTATATCCTCTACTATGAGATGCTCGCATCCTATGCAATAAGCTCTATTAACGGGGTTTCTTTTGCATTTATCCTCATGTAATGTCATAGCCCCTTTGTTGAGTGATATTTTGTTGCAATGTTCGCAATGGTACACTGTCCTTACATCTGTTCTCATTTTATGCTACTTTTAATTTATTGAATTTATTAATAAAATACACCTGCCCCTCTCCTGTGACATAGCATGTAAATTTTGTAAACTGCGGTTGACCTGGATTTGAAATTACCCTTTCTGAAACCCAAAACAACTTCATTTCCGCAGCTCTCTGCGTTGGAGTATAATAGTTTTCATATTTCCTTCTTGAATTGCTCCATCTTTTATGCCGTATCAAATACCCATTATCCACCAACCAATTATATAATCTGATTTCCCCAATAGTATATCCATTTTGAGTTATCAGCTTCGCAAGGTCTTCAATAAGTATGTTTGTGTTACTTACCTTTACGCTTTCTGTAAATACAACAGCCGGGCGCTGTGCTTCATTCTGTTCTTTTAGATACAAATTTTCTGTCTCTATCCTTTGTTTCTCCTCTCGTTCGTTCTTTAGCTGGGTGGCAAGGCTGATAACAAGGTCGGGGTTGTTAATCATTTGTTCCAAAGTTGGCTGTGTAGCGGTCATGCCGTATTTAAGAAGTTCATCCACTCTCATATCCACCCATACCGCTAAATCGGAATTTAGTTTTTGAGCGACACGAATAGCGACAAGGCGATGCGCCCAAGTACCTCCTCCTAAATCGGGTGCTCCTTTCCTAACTATCAGTAAATCAGCAAAACTAAAATTTTTTAGTTTTGAAAGGGATGCGCAATAATCACTGATTTCCTGTGAGTTAACAATTGTGGATAAATTCTTATCAGGATAGGCTTTCGCCATAGCTGTAAGGTTTACCATTACATCATCTCCTTTTTCAAAAGGAATTTGATTTCCGTTGTAATCGAATTTAATAATTGAAGTGTTCATAAGTATGAAATTTTTAAGTTATATCAATAGAAAAGTTTCTCTCCGTTCTTTCGGAAAGTGAGGTAGCCTGATAAAAGGCTACCCAGCACAATAAGTATTTCAACCATGGCTATTACTTTTTGACTATCCCCGTTCTTCTGTATTCTTCCCAGTTCTTGTATTGCTTCGTCTTTACGAGATAGGAGAAGCAAGCGCACTTTAGTTCTATTTCCCTGCGTTCGCTCCACCTTGCCCATTTGAGTTGTTCTTCGAGTGTTTCGATTTCTTTTTCAAGTCTTGCTATCTTCCGTTTGTCGGCTGCGCTTGATTTGGCAACCTTCGGGACAATCTCGTTTACCTTGTGGAAGACTTCGCGGTACACATCAAATACGGGGCGAACTTTCCTTGCTATGAAGAATTCTATGCAGGGTAGGGAAAGGTAGCAATCGTATTTTACTCCGTTTGCTAAGTTGTTGGTATTTATGACCTTATTCTTTTGCATAAGGTAAAAATCAACACCTTCAATAAATGATTTTTTAAGTTCAACAAAGGCGTTTCTTTTGGTGGTATAAGCAAGTGCCCACACCGCATCAAGATTTACCGGAAATTCTTCTTTTGATTTTGATAATTCAAGCACCGCCATGAAGTAGCGTTTGATTTCGCTTGTGGTACTTAGTAGAGATAACGATACAGTTGTCGCACTGTTAGGCGCAAAGAGGGGCATACTATTGTTCTGCTCAACTCTGATTTCATTGTACTTTGGCATTTGATAAATGAAATTTGAGTTATAGATATAAAGAAAGCCGTTAGCTTCCCTTTACTCGCCAAAGTACGACTATAATAGTTTCCAATTACAGCCTATCAAGGAAGTCTAACGGCTTATATCTTTGCGATATAGCAGTCAAAACGACATAAAATATGCCGTAATCAGAATACTATACATATCATACTTTGGCGAAGTATGCCGCAAAGATACTAACTCAAATCAAAATGCCAAAGGAAAATGCAATAAAAAAGCGGTGAAACCAAAATTCCACCGCCTTAGTTTCCTCAAAAGAGGAGATGTAAACAAATGATATATCAAAGCCTTACGGCTGCCAGTTCTTTACCAGCTTTATGTATAGCACTTTCGATCTTATTCTTTTGACTTTCAGAAGCAAAAGCTATTCTTTGTTTATATTGCCGCATTAGCGATGGATTAATACCCGCATACTTGGCAAAGGTAGATACGCTTATAAACTTGAAATTCTCAAAAAAAGACGCTATATCATACTTGTATTCAAAGTTTATATCAACCAATGATTTAGGAACGTCTTTTCCTTGTTCTTTAAACAAGGCAACATAATCTTCGACACATTCATGTAGCGCACATTTTGCTTCATCTACACTTTTTCCTTGACCGCTCAAGCTGAAACCGTCAAATTCGGGGACATATACACTGATTGTCTTGTCGTCCCACATTTCAATTACCGCTGTTACTTTCATAATTGCAATAGAATGAATATTTGTTTAGGGCAAACAAATGTGCGGGTCACTTAAGACCCGCATCTTTCATCATGCTGTTAAGGGTTCCGCCTTTTATCTCTTGAGAGCCATGCCGGCCGACACGAAAATACTTTCCAGTTTTTGGACTGTACCAAACATCGTGTTCTTTCCCATGACTAACAAACTGGCATCCTATCTTCGCAGCCTTTTTCAAGAACTCTGATACTTTCATGATAATCAAAGACCATTTGTTTACGGCACAAAGATAACATATTTGTTATAATAAGCAATGGAGTTCAATAGTGCTTTATAACATATTTGTTATTTATTAACCGCTTTTTAAAAAGCTATTTGTTTTCATATATTTAGAAACTAAAACGGCAAATCTGAATCGTCACCAACCTGCTCAACAGGCGCTTCCACCGTAGCAGCCGCATTGCTTGAACCCTCAAATTCATAAGGCTTGAAGTCTCCAAGATAAACCTTTGATTTGGCCTCTGCCTCCGTCTTGTTCGCGTCCCTGTATTGCTTTGATAAAGACTGCTTGCAATAATGCGTCTTCCCAAACTGGCTCGGTTCTCTTCGCTCATTAACATTAAGGCCAAGATATACGGACTTCGCTTTCAGATTTTCGTCCATGCTTACATACAAGTCATTTTCCTCAATGGGAATAATAACACACTTTTTGTTTTTAATTGTTGCTATGCCTGTCTTTTCAAGTTTTAGCAAATCTATGCTTCCGGTTAAATTCATTTTTTATTAAGTATTTGATTAATAATTTCATTTGCAGCCTTTATCCGCTTCTCGAATTCGGCTATTACAGATTCATCCCTTGTTATCTCTACAATGTGAATGTTATGTTTCAAGAACGGGCAGAAAACGACAAAATCGGCTTTGTCCAAACCCGTACAGGACATCTCCGCTTGTGTTTGGTAGAAGTATATAGGATTTACTGATTTAAGTGTATCGTTATCCTTGATCTCGTTCATATACTCCATGAACTTTTTAGGAGTTGGGCATTTCACCTCTACCACCTTTCTTAAAGCATCTTTAATTGCTATCCGGTCAGGTGAAGCGGAAAAGTAAGGTATTGTAGGGTGCTGTATGCTTTCGCACTCTTCAAGTTCGCATCCTGTGACAAGCTGGTATCTTTCTGCGGCAAAATCTTCATTGTCGTGCCCGAACTCGATAAACTTGTTATTGATGCTTACTTGTTGCTGGTATATCTCAAAAAGGTAATCATCGTCAATGTATGATTGCAACAAGTCGCGTTCTGCACACACTTCATATACATAAGAGAGAGCCGTCTTTCCGAACATCTCTCCCTTTTTACCGCTTGTCATAAGGTCACCAATACGGCTTCCTGTAAAAAACCCCAAGCGTGACACCAGCCACTCCTTTGAACCCTGTTCTATCATTGCGCTGGCTGGTTAAAGATTTCACCTGTTGTTTTATCAACTACCGGTTCCATTGCCTTTCTCATAGCCTCTTTTTTTGCTTCCTTGCTTCCTCTGATTGGCTTCATAAGTTCATCAACGGTAGTATCTCCGTCTTTCAGAGACTGAACAATTCCAAGAAGCAGCGCTATTTCATTCGCTTTAATCTGATTGATTGTTTGTTTGCCGCACAACTTAATTGTTTCCTCCTCTGTAATACCGTATTCATCAAACAAGAAGTCTATTGCACCTTTTCTTCTTTTTATTATTTTTTCTTCATCGGATAGATCGCCGGTGATAAATTTTTGTGCGGCTTTATATACCTTTTCAACCACCGCTTTAGGAACAACGGCAAACACCGCATTTCTGTATGCAATGCTATTTGCTGCATTTCCGGTAACGGTAATCATATCATCGCTGAATCTATTTCCGTTTTTACCTACAATGCTTCTTCTCACCTCAAAGGCAGAGGCTACGTTAGCTTCCAAATCCCAGCAGGTGCCTCTACTGATTATTTGCTTGTCGGTGATTTGAACTACCTTAGCTTCTGTTCTCATATTTCCCCAATTGGAAACAATAATCTTTGCAAGGTGAACGGACGGCCCGGTAATAGGCTTTCCACCGCGAGGCAACGCATACCCGCAACTTTGAGCCGTTTCTGCGTCCATTGTTGCCATAGCAATAGAATTGTCAACGCACCTTTTGATACTTCTTGGATATTGTTTTGCTGTTGCAACTTGACTATCTACGTTTGCGCGTTCAACTGCATCTACCTGTACGATTTGAACATCTTGTGCTTCTACTGGAAGCACTTCATAATTTTCTAAACCCATTATTTCTATATTTATTAGTTTAACAATATCTTGATAACCCCTGACTAACACAAAGGCTCATTCTTTCTTCTTCAAGCTCATCAGGTGTGTAATCGTATTGACTACATTCTATCTCTGTGCGCAACTCCTCTATATCTTCCTCTATAAGCTGAATAATTTCCTCCTTTGAAGAATATCCGTATTCAGGAAGATACGCCAAAGGAGAGGACCTAACTTTATTCAATTCCTTATATAATTCTTCAAGTTCATTTTCCATTATTTCTTCTATTGAACCGCCTGTACAAGGTTAAATCAAAACGGTGCGCACTTCGTTTATCTCGCGGCTTTTAGTACAGTAATAGCACTACCTTATTGCGGTTATTTATATTGTTATTGATGATTTCCAACTAAAAACCGGACTATCTTCTCAGACCACCCGGCAACCTAAACAAATATTTAATCAGAGAATTTAAAAGTTTTCCCTACTAAAGTATCTTCAATCACCAGCTTACGTAATCTTCCGTCACCTTTTCCGGCTTTCTGATAAGCATCTTTCATAACCCAACAGTTATCTTTCAATCCCATATTATTAGCTTTTTGTTTGCAGCTATCATAAAACTGGCATGTGACGCACCACTTTTTTATTGGTATTCCGTATTGGTTTTTGCAGTATTTCATGTTTGATTTTGATTTTAAATTAGTGATTAGTAATTGTTCTCGTGAGCGTTCCGATGTTAAGCCTTACCACTCGCCTTACGGTGAGCCACGAGAATATATATAATAAGCGTGTACGGCCGCCTTTCATTACCACCGCATACTTTATACCGATTTAAGACTGTATCGGACGCTTATGTTGTCTTTATGACCTGTTGTTTCTTGCGATACGGACGCCCAAACCGCATACTCTCTACCGTAGGACATTTCGGTGCGAAGAAACAATCACGATAACCAATCCTATACGTAGTTTCGGCGTTTCCGCTATACGTAATTCCTTGATTAATATTAGAATAAGAATACAGTTTCAACAAAGACTTATATTCTTAATATCTACATCAATACGTCAAAGAACGGTGTATCTTGCTTCCCCTGCACGAATCGAACGTGCAACATTCGCTAACCGGAACAGACCGGAAACGCTAAACCCTTACGAACAAATAACCTTAGCGATGCTCTAACCATTGAGCTAAGAGGAAGGAGCGTTATTCACACAACGCGGTTTCTAAAATTCGATACTGTCGTAGTACCGTTTGTTTTTCATGTATTCATTTACGACTGCCGATCTTGAATTATCGCTTATCCTGCTGCTGATAAAGTCGTATTTTTCAGAGCTTATACCGGATAATATATCATCATTATACTCTACGCGGCCACCATATACACATCCTGCCATAACAACCATAATCAATGCTATTCGCAGTCCAAGACTTGTGATTTTATTCAAATTGAAGCTTCTCATCTTTCTAAATATTTAATCAATGACGCTTTTCTAAATCGGAGCAATCTCCCGTTTTTAGTATGTGGGATACTGTCTATATTGTTATACAAGGTACCAACAGAGCATCCAAGAATATTTGCAGCCTCTCCTACTCCAATCCATTCATCGGAACATTCAATTATTGTCTCCTCCACAAGCCTTTTCACGTCTTTGCGCATAAGCTTATACAGTTCTTCTGCTACTATTCTTGCTTCTGTACGGTTCATGATCTTTTTATTGCTGTAATTGTTACTTTCCATTTTTTAGTATCAATAGATACCCTATATCTCTCTACGTCCGGTCTCGGGTCTGCTAATGCGGTTCTATACGCGGTGGCTCTTACTGAATCACAAGCTCTATAATCGGGCATATACACTGTAAGTGAACTTCCCGGCTTAATCTTTAAAATTTCTTCTCTCGTTACTTTCATACTATTTATTTCACCTATTTTCTATGTTTTATTTGATTTTATTTAGAAAATTGTTATTTTTGCCATCAACAAATACTAATAAGCGGTTTTTATAGCTGCTTCTGTTTTTTATGTATTGTTGCTGTCGTTCTATCGTTCTAACAACAATGCAAAGATACTATAAAATATTATAGCAGCAATAAGAATGCTATAATATTTTATAGCAAACAATATGTTATAAAACATGTTTTATGTAGTTGACTGATTATTAAATGGATATAAGTATGAATGATAAGATTTTTATAATAAGTATAGAACTGAACAGTAAGGCTGCCGTAGCTCAATTTGAGAAAGTGATGAATGGGTGTTCATCAACCTATGTGAAGATAATGGAGAATACCTATGCGGTGAGAGTGTCCTCGTCTTATACGAGCGAGGCTATAAGGGATATAGTACTGAATAAGATGGGCGGCGACTGTATTTTGTTTGTTATGCGATCAAGTATAGATACAGCGTGGAGAATAAACAGTTCTGCTGACGGTTGGCTAAAATCACACATTTGAAATGGAAGCGGTAAAAGGCGGAACTTTGTATAAAGACCCGAAAATAGAAAGGGCTGTAATTAGCCACTTTAAAATTTACGAAGTATCGGATATGGAGCTTGACTCTTTAAAAGAAGGCGATGATGGAGGAAAGAAGCTCAATTATTCGATAGGATGCTTCTCTCTATTTATTGGAATGATTGTATCTTTTACAACAAGTTCATTTCATAATGACAAAATAGCTGGAGCGATGTATATGCTTGCGGTAGTTTTATTTGTATTGGGAATTATCTGTTATATATCTTATCGAAAATCTGAAAATAAAACCGATAAGATATATAACAAAATAAAGTCAAGAGGTTGTGATGTAACCAAACTTGATAAGTAGCATATACAATATCCATATTAGGTTAGGCAACAAGATACATATAATTCCATGTGTTCTGTTTCTTCTTCTTCGTTTGAAGTAGTCGTCCCACCATTCTTGAGGGATACGTTTGGGGTTTTGTTCTTTCATAATTCGATCTTTGAAATGTTGATACAATCGGTTATTAATTAAACTTAAAGGATAGCTGTACTTTCACTTTTTTAAACCTGTCATTTGGGAGGTTGTGTAATTGTACTATCTCATTAATGGAGTTTGTACACATAGAATCAACCAATTCATTGTATTTGTCTCCATTGTGTCCTTTTATCCACCGGAAATATACAGAGCTAAGAGTCTTTACACGCTCGTTGTATTTGATTATCAAATCTCTGTTTTTTTTCGGCTTCCAAATACCGGAAAAGACGTTGATTGCATATTTGCTGTCTGAATATACGATTAAATCAGAACCTTCCGGGACGGAACAAACGGCACTTATAATAGCAAGCATCTCCATACGGTTGCTGGTTGTATAAAGAAAACCTTTTGAAGCGGTTTTTACAACTTCTCTCTTATGAATTATCAGATAGGCTGAACCGCCTTCCCCGTACACTGATGTGTTTTGGCATCCTCCGTCTGTATATGCTATATATTTACTCATTGTCTTGGTGTATATATTAAATTATTAATTATATAATCATACGCATCATGCGTATCGCGTCACGTGTGCATACGCTACGCTATGTTTTTAGTGGTCTTTTTTGGGAATATGGCATAAAAATTAAAGTTTAAACGTTATCAAATCGCAAGAATAAACATACCTGTTTGAGACGCGCAAACGAATCTCATTGCCACTCCTGTATAAGTAACCATTCAGCCCCGTTTCTCTGAAAAAGCTGTTTGCCAGCTTTGGAGAAAAGTCTGAATAATTTAAGCATACACGAACAGACTGTTCAACTCTGCTTACAAGTCCACTTAAACACAGGCCGTCAATAAGGCGTTTGGCTTTCGCCTTACATACTTTGGTTATATCCATTATACGCTTTCTACTCAATCCGGTAAAGGCATTATCTGTACGTAGCATACGCTTACATTTTTTGCGGGCTTTCCGAAGCTGGTTTATAGACTTCGCGTTTCCCTTAGCTATGTTAATGGTATCTTCACAGTCTGATTGCTTGCTTATATGGTTAAGCAATACAGACTTCCTGATAATGTCTATAATATCTTTCAATGAGTATTGACATACAATCGGGCTTCGCTCTGATTTCGGCCTATCGCTCATCAAAGCTTTTGTTCGACTATATGTCTTACATTCAAAGTCTAACCTGATATGATATGATTTTTCTCTCTTAAGCGAAGTGGATACAAGATCTTTATTGTCTCGTTTCAGTAAGCCGTATTCAATGCCGCTATTGATTATACGGCACATTCTCGTTGACCCAATACCAAATAAGTCCTTACACTTGCTGACAGTAGCCGATTGTATTCTTGATGAAACAAACGTTAGTTTGACGAGCACAGAAAAAGCAAGCGCTTCAATAAATAGTTTATCATTGATTGCCTGCTCTGCAAGTCCTATATTTAAATATAACGTCTGTTTCATATATTTACATAAACAAAAAAATCCGTTGCTAAAGTCAAGCGGCAACGGATTTCCATATAGAGAGGCCCACGTTAGGGCGATTGTTTAATCATGTATCTGTTGCCGCTTGACTTGCAACGGGTGCAAAGATACTATAATATTTTATAGTATGACATATTTTAGGTATAAATAATTTAAAATATTATACTATGACTACAAGTGAACGCTTTTTAGAGGTTATGAAAGGTCTAAAGATTAGCCCATACGTACTTGAATTTGATTGTGGCTTGAAAAATGCACAAGCTAAAATATCCCATTACAAAAAAGGAGTTACTAAGGCTATATCTGGTGATATAATAATTCAGCTTTGCGAATCCTATCCCCAAGTCAACGCCAACTATATTCTTACCGGTAGAGGATCAATGTTTCTCGAAAACGAAATTAGCGCTTTATCCGAAGAAAGGAAAGAGGATGACAGTGATGTATCGCTTACCTATGATGAGCTTTCAAGGCTGCACAAAACAACAGTTTTAAGGTATGAAAGGCTATTCAAGAACCTTAAGAGTGAGTTTGAAAAACTTGAAGAAACTATCGTAAAAGCAGACGGAGAACTTAATAAGGCTCTTGAAGATGTAAGGGTTGTAATAAAAAAGCAAAAAACAGCATAAGGACAAACCCTATAAATATAGAGCTTGCCCCCGAATCTTTACATCCCCGTCGCCTTTGGATGTAATATGCTCATTTTGGTTGAGCGCTTGTGTTGCGACATGAATTTGTAATTTTCAAAATCTCGCTCCAATATGGATATTTTCTCGTGTGCTAATTCAAGGTCCTCAGATACGCGCAATAATTGTTGCGCAATAAGTTTACTCTGCTCCATTAAACGGAGTACAGAAAGGTTGACTTCTTCCATATTGCTTATTTTTTTTAAAATTGATAGTTAGGTCTTTTTATAACACTATTATTTTACAAATGTTTAAAAAGCAAACATGTTATTAAACATGGCAATATAAAGCAGATTTATCACAAAATACAGAGATAACATTATAAATGAATACTTTAAATGAAAACTAATACAAAAAATAATACAGAACAAAAAGAAAGGGCAATAGACAGATTGAAAATATTCGCCGAATATGCTCGAAGCGAACTGGGAGTGGTGAAAGGACTTAATTCATTCGAGCAGTATTGCAATATCGGAAATGCGTATATTTCTAATTCCGACAAAAAGGGTAGAGGGAAAGGTTCAATAGGAAGTGACGTGATAGCAAACATATCCGAAGTCTTTCCGATGCTGAATGTGAAATGGCTGTGTACAGGAAAAGGAGAGATGATAGACGAACAATCTAAGCTTGAAGAGAAGATTGAAGCCATAAAAAAGATACTAATGTGATACCACAGTTGTTTTATAGCAATTATAACATTGATAACCAATAAATTATATAATATAAATTAATCCCAAGCGGATCACAGCAAGGGATTACAAAAATGTAGTCCCTTTTTGTTTATTATCAGCGTTTTACGTAATAATCAATGATTTAGGAGAACAAACACACCGCTAATGTTGTTTCATTTTAGTTCATTCTATTTCATTCTATTTCACGAAATGTGATACAAATGTGATACCCTTGTGTGATACCAAATCTTTCAAATTATGAAGTATCCAGTATTAAGGTTTGTTTTTGACCGTAAACATACGGCAAGCAAGACAACAAAAGGAACCGTTCAAATAGAAATTTTGTTTGAACGGAAAAGAAAATGGTTAAGTACAGGCGTTCGGTTGTATTCCGATCAATGGAGCGAAAAGACAAAAGTCAAGAATACCGTCCAGTCTTTAGATCTCAACGAAAGGCTCGATACGCAAATGCGGAACATCAACGAGTTCATAAACGGGTTGGTAAAAAACAAAGAACCTTTCAGTTTTGATAAGCTGGAACACTTTTTAAAGTATTCCCAAACAAAAGAAAGCTTTATAGATTTCATAAAACGGAGAGTGAGCGAAAGAACCGACCTTAGACGAGGAACGTTAAATACACATGCCTCCTTAATAACATCCCTGGAAGAGTTCGGTCGGATCGTCTATTTCACAGACATCACAACGGCCAATATAATGCACTATGACAATTTCCTACATGGGAAGTATAACAAGCAGACTACTATACATGGCTATCATAAGCGACTGAAAAGGTATATAAACGAAGCAATCAAATATGATTTACTGAAAGACAACCCGTACAATAAGCTTAAATTTGAGCGCGGAAAGAGCGAGGGCATAAAATACCTCACCTTAGAACAGATAAAGCGAATACAAGGCTTAGAAATAGCATCAGAGAGCATCGAACGGGTAAGGGACTTGTTCATATTTCAATGTTTTACGGGTTTGTCTTATGCTGACTTGTTCAACTTCGATTTTAGCGGTGTGATCAAGAAAGGAAACAAGTTTTTCATAAGAGACATAAGGGTAAAGACAGAAGAGGAATATTTCCTGATGCTTCTTAAGCCCGCAATGGAGATTTTACAAAAATATGACTTCAAACTACCTGTGATAAGCAACTACCAGTATAATTTAAGACTAAAAGTCATTCAGGAGCTTGCAAGGATAAAGCAAAGCCTTCATTCACACATGGCCCGGCATAGTTTTGCGGTTATGGCATTGAATATGGGGGTATCAATCGAAAACCTTGCAAAAATGATGGGACATACAGATATAAAGACTACACAGATTTATGCAAAAGTGCTAAACAAATCCGTACAAGAAGAATTTGAAAAGATGGACAGTAAATTGTAATTCAACAGCCCGGAGGAACAAGTTTAATAAGGATCTAAAATCGTTCGCCGGGCTGTGTGTAAATGTTCGTTTCAAAATTGCGATTTCTCCGAAAATTCCTTCAACCTGTACAGCCTATCAATTGCCGGGTTGTAAAATGGATCCGGAAAATGTTGGTTTATGTCGTTTATGTTCGCCTGTATGTACTTCTTAACATCAAATATGCTCTCCGATTCGCTCAACTGGATTTGCGCAGGCAGTTGGGCAGTCAAAGCCCAGTGCACAATATGTTTTACGCTTTCCTCGTCGTATGCGTATCTACTTTCTTGCTCTATTCTATCTTATATCCTCCGAATAAACCTCTTCTCCGGTTTCATTACACACGATCGATACGATTCCTCCCTTGTAGTCCTCGAAATAGGATTCATTGGTACCGTTATAGGTTTCTATATAATTTTTGCAGTACTCAAATGATTCATTAAACCCTTTGCTATTAGAGTCGTTAGCGTCGTTGAAGTGTACATCGTAAGTTTTCATAACCTTTTTTTTTAAAATTGTTTGCAAAAATACCGTTTATCTCTCTTTAATTCATCTTATACAGTATGTTTTAAAGCATATTATTTAAACCCGTTGAAATAGCTCATTATCTTATCTGACAATTCACGCAGCCCGCAACAAATATACGTTTCTGTCATGGTTACACTGGAGTGTCCTAACATCCGGCTGATAGAATACAGATCCGCTCCCCTTAGATATAAGTTTGTTGCGCAAGACTTCCGCGCTGAATGCGAGGAAATAAACTCCCACTTTTCCCCGGTTGCATATTCGCCCGCCTGATACAGTTTTATTCGTTGGTTTATTCCACACTTCCGGCATATACTCCTTATCGTATCATTAAATGTCACATCAGACAGCTTACGTTGGCTAATGTCGTATCTTTTGTTTTCCTCTAATATCCGTAACACAGCCGGAGCCGCCGGAATTTCCGCTTTCGTTTTCGTTTTTTGGGAAATATAAACCAGTCGTCCGTCTATTATATTGTCCTCTGTAAAACATACGTAGTCCGAATGTCTTGCACCTGTCAGGCAACCGAGAAGAAAACAGTTTTTCACTATCCGTTCTGTATCATTAACCGGATCGTATGAGAGTAGTTTTTTGATCTCTTCATCCGTTAACCATGTACTTTGCGTTGCGTCCTTCTTCAGGGTTAATATAGCTTCAAAGCCTTTCGGGAAAGAATACATATCGCTGTACAGGTTAAGAACCGATTTAAACATAGCGCAATAGGTTTTAGCACTGTTTGTTGCCAGCCTGTCATTAAGAGCCTGAACAAAGTTGTACAACCTTGGTTTTGTAATACTCTCGAAGGTGCACTCCGTTTCGTTAACCTCTTCATATACCCGCAGCACCTTTCCGTATTGCGGGTATTTTTTCAAAAAAACGTCCTTTAATGTTTCCATATCACTCTTTTGGTTTATTATCTGTTGTTTTTGCAATCGCAAACACAACCCCTATCACAGCGGATATAATAACCAGTGCCGGGTTAGTATTCCACACGATCACAACTAAAATTATCGCCCAAAGTATAAAGCCTAAATACATAGTCTACTCCTCCTTATTTTAAACTATTCGTTTATTAAATACTGCTTTTCATTTGCTTTTCGTAATTCAATATATCTGCCATTGATAACTAGTCGGGCTTTCCGTTAATAGGCAGTAAGTAGTATAATACTTTCATGCACCATATATGCTCCGATACATTCCCGGCCCAGAGGCATCTTTCAAAACGGTTTCCGTAGCCTAAAAAGTATTCACAGTCACTTTTCAGCCTCCCTAACAGGGAATAACGGTTGACGGATCCTATCTCTTTTACAAACAGAGTAATCTTTTTCATAATCTTTTGTTTTTAATTTGAAAATCAATTAAAACATTGCCACCCTATTAAATATGTCGGATGCAATTTTATCAAGCTTAAAGCCGTCGTAATATTCCGTTGCTTTCCCTCCGTTAATCTTAGCAGCGTAATGTACTGCGTAATCAGGGAAGAATCCGCCGGGCATATTATTCGAATATTGCCCGCAATCACAAGTTTTATGAACTTCTTGATATCTCATTGTCCAAACCTTTTTCGCAAGCCGCCTTGTGTTATTGCTCGCATATTTCCACAGCTTATTAAATCTCTCTCGCTGATCGCTTAACTGCTTTAATGTCTTTGCCATAATCGTATGTCTTTTAATTATCCTTACATAATCGTTTCAACGCTTCCAAATCTTTCCGTTTCGGCTCGTCCGCATTCCTGGTAGAGTCTATCAATGTCATATCATCAATTACCGTACTCCATTGCTTGCCGGTTGCCGGACTTGTATAAGATACTCTATAATGCCCGTATCCGGAAAACTGGAAGTTAAAATTTGAAAGCTGTGTTTTTGTTCTCATGTCTTTAAAATTTTATATTAGTGTAATTGTTAAAAAACTCCGTAGCGGTTACTATCGCGTCATCCAGATTTTCATAACTCCATGAAATGCACTCCGAATCGGACGGTTTCCCGGTGCAAACATTATAGTTTAACCGTTTTTCCTTCTTCCAGCCTTGAAACCTTCTTTTCATAGTCTGAAATAATTTCCGCGCGTTTAACCTCGTATGCCCTGCGCGATTCTGCTTTCTTGCGCGCCTGTATTGCTTCAGGTGTATAATAACCTGATTCTATTCTTTCGTTAAATTCGGCGGCTTCTTCATCTGTGAAAGCCTCTATGTGTTTGCGCTCCTTGTCGTATTCGTAAGGGTTTACCCACTCATTACCCGTTAACGCTTCCAGTTCTTTAATAGCCGCTTTCGCTTCTTCGTTCCATCTGCTAACAACTCCAATCGAATAAAGCAAGTATTTGAAGTGATTTTCATCATATGCATTATGTAGCACGTTATATTCTTCTTCTGTTACGCGTAAATAGTCAATAACAGTTTCTTTGCTGCTGTTCTTCATGTGATAGTAACCGTTTTCAACCGCATAAAGAGGCGCGCCGTAACAGTCGGACAAATGAAGGGCTACGAACTTTGAAAATTCCGGGAAATGCTTTGATATCTCATTGTGGCAGCAACCGCCAGAGCACCAAACGAAACGCCCGTTTTGCCTCTTTCCGTATATGTCCGCCGTTATACTCCAATGGCATACGCCGTTCTTGCATTCGTCTGTAAGTTGTATTTTCACGTCAATTCTGTAAGTAGTTCCGTTTTCTACGTAGTTTTTCGATGCTGTATAAGAAAGTATATTTGTCTTCATAACATTGTTTTTTTAGTGTGAATAAATGGTTTTGATAGAGTGGTACTTGTTATCCCTATTATTATCCTATGATATAAGGTTCTTTCATGGGAATATATTCCATTCCGTTAAGCTGGTAGATAGGGAGAAAAATTCTAACCCAGCCGTTACCGGCATCGTAAAACCCTTTGAAAACAAAATCACAAGGAGAAGCACTATTAATTATATTAAGCTCTCTATATCCAAGAACGTTACTTTCTCCGTTCTTCTTGATGAAATTCTTTAACCAGTTCAACCCCTGTATGCCTTGTTCCTCCGTCAACGGAATACCGTAACCATCTCCGATACTTTCTAACCAAGCGTAATCTATAACATCCTTTTGTTGTCTGTTGGAACGGCTTTTCAGCAACTGTATTTGTCTCTTAGTGATTACACCAGCTTCTTTAATCTCTGAAAAGATACTTTCTAATGTCTTCATAACTGTAATATTTAAATGTTTATAATTCAACTTTATTACAGCGTCTAAATTTTATAAGCGGATAATTTGGAAGTTTAAACCAAGATAAGTACCTTTGCCTTTCCTGTTGGGGGGGGTACTTATCTAAGTTATTCCCTTCTTTGAACCTGTTAGCATTCCCAGTGTTAGCAGGTTCTTTTATATCTCATCATATAAACAACGCTTATAAGATTAAAGGCTTTATGTTTACCTCTTTCTTACATTACAAATATACGAATTATATTTGGAACGGCAAAGAAAATAGCAAAATATTTCAATAAAATAAGTATGTTTTATAGCATTAAATATAACGTTATAATACACTGATTTACAGCAATATACAAACATAATAATACACATATACAAATGTAAGTATATAATACTAAATAATAGGGTATATAGGGACATTATAGCATACGAACGTATAAGTATATAATAACTGGATCAACAAGCATAGCCTTATAATAGATTTTATCTATTGCTGATAATTAATTTATAGATATTATTTATAACAGGGGTACGGGGGTATAGGGAGATTTGAAATATATGCATAACTCATTGATTAATAGGTGATTATATGGTTATGTTGTAGTTGTAGATTAATGATATTGTGGTATTTGGTTGACAATCAATGAATTACGTCCATTTTGGAGCTTTTGTGATATTCGGGAAATTATCCTCTTTTGTAATGATATTACAACTTTATATTATAGCAATAATATAAACTATAACACATTGATAATCAACAATACACCATACACAACCACGTAGAAAACACCCCACCCCACCCCTATTATATGTAAGAATATCGGATGCAATCACCACCCCTAAAAATTTTTATTTTCCCCCATTTTTCGTCCAATTTCCCTCATTTGTAAAGATGTTTTACATTCAAAAAAAGCCGTATTTTTTCAATAACTCCCGTTATTCTCTAAAAAATCACCTATTTTCTAAATTTTACCCCTATTTTTTAGAAAATTACTTGTTTTATTATCAAGTAGTTGTATATTTGCATAATGATGATAAAGAACATATATATATATTTTTAACCCTCAAAAGAGAGAAGAGAAGATGTTATTTTTAAGAATGAGACCTAATCCCAGTTCCGTTATGTTCTTTATGGTATGCTTATAAAAACGTTATATAATAAATATGGATAGGAAGGATTTAAAGGATTACGTACTTGGATTATTATCCGAACATTGCGATGAATATGCGGCTACGTTCAGGGATATATCTTTGGTTACAAGCAATCCTGAGCGCACAGACAGATACGGCAGACGTCTTGAGGAGTTATTCAGGGAGGGTTATGGTGTCTTGACGAGGGATAACACCTCTCATTATAGCTCCTTGTATGTTTTTACGGGTAAGATTTATGAGTTCATGGATTACAATGTCCTGTATGATGCCGTAGACAGGTGGCTTGAGAAGATGGGTGTTGCAGCTCGTGACCGTACCAATAAGGCCATGTATGCCTATATGAACCGCATAATCAATGTTATCCGGGATCATGAGCTTCGTCCCGACCTTAGTATTATGTGCTTCACTAACTGTGTCGTTGACATGAACCGGCTAAAGACCTATCCCCACTCTCCTCGCTTTGATTGTGTGAAGATGTATCCGTTCAAGTATGACCGCAAGGAGATATTCAACTGTCCTATATGGAGAAGTTTCCTCGGAGAGAACTGGATGCCTACGGACGATATGGACGGTGTTCTTCCTGAAAAACACAAGCGGAGAATATTACAGATGTTTCTTGGAGCCTGTCTTGTCAACAGACGTAATATAAGCTTTGAGTATTTCCTGATATTGCAAGGTACGGGAGCAAACGGGAAGAGTGTTATCTACCGGGTGCTTAAGGACATGTTCGGAGAGGACGAGATACTTAATATCAAGATGAGCCAGTTTGCCAGCAGAGGTGATGAACAGCTTCGTGCTGCGTATTCCATGTCCGGGAAGAGGCTTATGTACTGTACGGAGAGCAACCGGGGTGATTTTAAGGATATGAGCATCATAAAGGCTATCTCCAGCGGGGAACCTATTGCCTGCCGGGGAATAGGCGGCAATATAACGATGATGCAAAGACCGCCTATCATGCTGTGTAACTCTAACTACCGTTGGCAGCCAAAGGACTTTCTTAACCGGGAGGACCCGGATGATGAGAGTATGCAGAGACGGGCGCTCGTGCTTAATTTCGACAAGACTATCCCCGTAGAGAAAAGGGATACCATGCTCGCGGAAAGGCTCAAATCGGAACATGCCGGCATAATGGCTTGGATAGTCAAAGGTCTTTGCGAGCTAAAGAAAAACAACTGGAGGATGCCGGAGAATCTCGGAGGAAAGATAGACATGAAGCTGGAGAGGATACGCTCTACGGTCATAGGACGGGACGGCAAGCTTGTGGACGGAAGCATATCGGAATACCTCAAATACAAGGAGTGCCAGCCCGAAGAATTTGAAGGAAGCGGCGTTATCAATTTCACATCATCGGAGATATACAAGAACTATGAACGATTCTGCAAGAAGAACGGGATTGTCCCTATGTCGCAAAGAAAGCTGGGCATCGACATGCTTTCTCTCGGATACGTGAGGGAAAAGGGATACAACAACTCTTATAATCTGTGGTGCGGGAACGAGGACATTGCGAACAATTTTATGAGACATGTCCCCAATATTGCCGAAGAAGCGAAAACGAACCTGTTTGAGGGCTGGGAATATTCGGATGATGATTTCCTGAGTGATGATTTTGTTGAAGAATAAATTTGCAATAATAAATATAACACAAAAAGATTATGGATTTCGGAAAGACACAAGTCGGGAATATGATTATTCTCAAATACAAGAAAGGTGATGTTCCTTTTATAAAGGCATCGACGGTAAGCGGTGACTTCTCGGTCGAATATAGCGCGGGAAGCATAATGTTTGTACTATTGGATAGCGTTCCGATAGAAGACAGGGTTGATAACCTGCCTATGCTAATGCTGCGTAATACCCAGTATGTAGGGAATTGTATTGACGCGAAGTTGCAGGTGGATGTGATAAAGGCAGTCGGGGATGCCCTTGACCGCGCGGACCCCAAGCCGATTTCTGACGAGGAGGACGCCAAGATTATTGAGGAGGAAAGGCAGATGTATGAGATGAAAAAGGAGATGGAGGAAGCGTCTGATAAAGACAAAAACTGAACACAAACCTATGTATAAGGAAGAAGTAGCCGGGTGTCATTTCCCGGCTTTCTTTTTAGCGGCAAGGTACAAGGAGCAATTATTGCATGAAATTGGAAGATAAAAATGAGTGGTAGTATCTTCTTCTTTTATCTCGTCTTTCTTAATCTGCGTGATATCTGCAATCATTTTGGTAAGGTCTATCCATTCCTTGCAGCCCTCTTTGCCATCGTACTTTTTACGGGCGGCGATAAGCTTACGAAGCTGGTTTTCCTTTGAAAGTTCAGACGCAATATCTTCATCACTGACACCTTCAACCAAAAACTCTTCCTCTCTCTCGCTCTCTTTCTGTCTACGATTGACACGCTTGTTTATAAAGGTGAGATAATCCATGAAGTCCTTATCCTGGGAAAGGAGGGCATTCATATTCTTCTTATTCATCTCTAAATTATACACAGGGTTATAAAGGCCGGAGATGAGATAAGCGTCTTTATCTTTCCATCCCAGCGCTAAAAGGTCTGCAAAAGCCTTTTCTTTTGCGCTGATTCCCAGTTTTCTACATTCGGTCCCAAGTCCTTTGCTGAATGTAATTTTTTCCTCTTTACCTCTCAACATATTATTGTAACTTTTAATTATACAAATACAAAATAACAACAGCACCTTATATGCCACTGGCTCTGATAGTCGGATATAGGATGATACCCGACCATACTATCACAATAAGAGCATGGGTAGCTGCTCCCTCTATATGAATAAAAACCGATAGCTCCTTCTTTTTGTTTCTGAACTCCATTAAACCACATCCATGCGGACCCGATAGCATACCGGGTAAGGGTATTCAGTGAGTTATAGGAAGAGTTGGACTTCCCTACTCCATAACTTATTCCATTTGTATTAATGCGGGTTGCTGCGGACACTCCGGATTCTACGGCCTTTTTGAAATAGGAGCTATCATACGGAGATTTAAGGTTTTCCTTTATGCTGTCCTTTATTTTGTTTCGGCTTAGCCCGGCAATAAGCCCGGCGGCGACAGCAGCCTCTATCTCATACTTAAAGCGGTTGCAATAAATATCAATACGCTCCGAAAGCGTCTTTCCATGATCTTCCCTATTTATAAAAGCAATGATAGCCTCCCTTTCTTCTTTCCTGTCATAAACGGAAAGTGTTTCGGTATAGTCGTAAATCGTCTCTCGCAACTTTCCGATAACAACATCTACCTCCCTTTCGAGTTTTTCATTTGCGGAAAAACGGAACATGGACGGTTTTATCTTATACTTCAAAGATGTATCCACGATCTCGTTTGCGGCCTGCAAGAGAAGATCATCCAAATGCTTCTGCATGGATAATTCAGCCTTTATCCGCTGCCTTATAAAATCTTTGGCCTCCTGTATCTGTTGTTGCGTGGGCTGTTTCATTGCTTATCGTCTCCGGCCGGGTTGTGTTCGGGTTCCTCTTCTTCAGGAGTAGGTTGCGTGGTTTTGAGCTGATAAAGAATATCGGCCTGCTGCTCTTCTTTTTTCTCTCTCATTATCCTGTCCCAGTCGCGGGGATTGCTATAAATTTGAATTTGCTCATTTGCGGTTTGACGTGATAAAAATCCGTTTTGCACACAAGTGGCAAGATTCTGCACAAGCTCCGATTCATTCAAATGGATATAGGGTTTTATCCAAGCATATACACTCAAGTTTTGCAGGTCTATAAGATTTTCCGTTTCCACTCCGTATCCATAGGTGAAAATCTTCACCATGTCGTCCACGAGGCGGTTATATTCTTGCGCATCCTTCATCGCATTCTCAAACGCCGGTGAATAAAGAAGCTTTATAGCCACACCCGGAAGATCGCCGCTTCTTACCTCCGGAGGAATTACCGCAAACGACTGTTCATATATCAGCTTGTAAAGAGTATCGAGCTGCTTTTCGAAAGCCGTAGATACATCCTGTTTGTTAAGGTATCCGGCTTCATCGTCCGGCCCCATTGTGATACATTTTACAGTTCCGTCAACACCTCCATCTATATTTATATTTTCTCCCTTGAAATACATAATCGGAAACGCATAGGCTGTATTGTTTTGAGATAGCTGGGAGAAAGCGAGTTCGTATTGCTCTATACTGTCTTGCGAGGGAGACCAACAAGCTCCGGCATCGCATCTATGGTAAGCCACAGGGATAAACGTAAACCCATGCTCTTGCTGGGAGACGAGTTCATAACCGTCCAATCCAAATAAGTTTTTTATTACTTGTTTGATTTTGCTGTATCCCTTTCCTCCTTTTTTAAAGCGACGGAGATACTTTTCATCCCACACCTCCAGCCAGTCGGTCACAATATTCCCGCTGCTGTCGTAATCGGAATAAGAACGGGCAAACAAGGATAGCTCTCCTGTAACATTATCAAAATGAGGATACAAAACATCACCTTTTTCAAAAGAAAGGACTTTCCAATAGAATTTTCCTTTTCTAAGGTATCCCACAAATGCCGTATCTCCGGTTATCTTTACAGACTTAGCGGCCTCGTACCATGCGATTTCCATGTCTTTTACGGCCCATCCCGTTCTAAATTTAAAGAAGGTTTCTTTCACTTTCTCATTCTCGGTATCGCCTTCCATTTCAAACTGAATATCATTCCCGCAAAGGTGGACAAGATGCTTGACCGTTATTATCCTTTGAAAAGCAAAAGCGCATCTGATAACATACTCCCTGAACCATTGCTTCGTCTCCGGGTCCTGCCTTAACCTGTCAGGATATACCAGCGGGTCATTAATCGCATGTCCCGAAGGCTCAAACTCACGCATGAAGTCCATTTGAGTTATTATCTGATACGTAGGATTATCAGACGGTTCATCGATGAGGGTGTTTCCTGAAATAACCCCGGCAGCGGCTTTATAGCCATTTGGCAATATCCTCCGGAACGGACGACGTACCATAATCTGGCGTGTGTTTATAATCTCCATAATCCTTTTGGTTTTGTGTTATGTTTTTTTATATCAAAAATTTGTCTGTAAATCATCGCTTCTATAAAGTCAGGAGAGTGCCCTACGTATTTTTTCATAGTCTCCTTTTTAATTAAGGCAAACCCTTTGTCTGTTTCCGCGTCCCGAATAGCCTTTCTCTCTTTCATAAGAATATTATAAAGGGTTACTCCGGAATATCCGTTTCCGGAGAATTTGCGCGATAACAAATCGGAATTTATGGATATCTCCTCGTTCTTTATCTTTTTTACAAGAATATCTGCACACTGTGATTTTAAAGAGGAGTACACATACTTGATTGATTTCTCATCCGCTTTTGTCGCGGGTATCGGAGCAGCCATGTTATTAAATCTGACCGCATCGGGGAATTTCCCTTTAAAATCCTGACCGGGGCCGTTTAAGTCAAAAACAAAATCCTTTTCCAGCACGCCCCACTCTCTAAGTTTATAGGCAACACACTCTTCCGTCCGCTTGGAATTATCCCTACTCACATACACATCTTCGATATGGTTTCCGATCCACAGCCACAAGACAAGGTTGTCTCCTCCCTCGTATGCAATATCGCATGATACCCTGCGCTTCTCGTCTCCGTATTGGGCGGTATTTTTAAAGAAGCGCTCCATGTGTTCCATCTTGATAATATCATCCCCGGCAGCTTTAAAGTTCCAGTTTCCCTCCAAGTCCCTTGCGCGAGATTCTTCGTCCTGCTGGGCCAGGTTGGCTAAATAATTAGGGTCGGAAGATATAAGAGCAACGTTCTCTTCAAGCTTTCCCTTTATGAATGTGACTGTCTTCACGAATGCCGACTTGTCGTAACCCTTACTGATAAGACCAGGCGTAAGTAACGGATCTATGATATGCCTGCATTGGTTATAAACTTCGTCTACGGAATCCCCCCAGTAAATATCTTCCGGTCGGTCGCCGTCCATGAAGCAATAGCGTATTACCCCGTCTCGCTCCGGAATAGGGTTACCGTTTTCATCAATCCACCAGTCTATGAATTTACGTACCCAGCTATCCGGATCAGGGTTACATGTGCCATAAAAACGGTTTCTTATACCGTAGGCATTACGGTTGTTGGTAATAAGGTATTTGAACTTCAGGTAATCAGAGTGAGTGATTTCGTCTATACCGATAAAGGCAAACTCTTTTCCCTGAAAACGCTTTACGAAGTCTTCGTAAGAATCCGCATAATAGGAAAACTTTAAAAACCCTCCGTTATAGAAGTTCCAAGTCATATCCGAGATAGAGCGGTTGTACTTTCCGTATTGAGAGAAAAGCTCATAAGACTTGTTTACTATATTACTCAAGTCCTCTTTTTCGTTTCTCAGGATTACGGAAGCAAAATTCGGGTTATTTATATCTTTCAAGACCTCCATTAGCAAGGCCCAAGAATTATGAGTGACAATAAAATCCCTTGTTAGAAACAAACTGTCCGGATTGGTCACTGCAATACAGCAACACTCCTTCTTCCCTATCATCTCGTAGCCTATGATTCTTCTCGCATTGATGCTTATCCCGCCATTATAAGGTTTGCATCTTTCTTTTTTCCTTTTTACGCGAAACATCCTTTCGGCATCCGGGATTCTTATATAAAGAGTGTATGCGTCATTACATTGTATAAATTCTCCATTGCTATTTCTATACCCCGCGGTGCCTCTGCCAATTGTCGCCAATCCTCCCAAACTGTTGATAAGGAATTTTACATCTTCCGCAAGCTGTTTGCTTATTGTAGTATAAGACAGGTGCCCTCTTTCATCAATAGTTCCGTCGGTATCCATTAAGCCCTGAACAAGCGCCCATCTTTCCTCCAGCGTCCCATATAAATACATGTCAGGGACGTGTTTATCTGCCGCACGCCCTGTTATATTCAATTTCTGAATCTCTGCGATAAGCTCTTTGTCGTTGATGCGCATGCGGTAGCAGCCTTTCTCAAACTCGCAAGAAGAATACCCTACTGATTTCTTGAACTCGCCAATGACTTCCTCGTCAGGATTAAATAAATAACAACAGTTCTTACTGATTACACTATCGGCAATACATCCGTCCCCAATGAGTGCACCAATCAGATACGGGCTGAATTTAGGCTTGAAATATTTTCCTTTGGTAAATCGAACGGGCTTGCACAACGGAACAGATAAATGACGCGACTGCTTCTTCCCCTTCTGCTTTTTCATGTGGTCTATAATCATTTGAGTAGTCCACACTCGCCATTCATCCTCTAAGGGGAGGTTATATAAAGCCCTTTTCTTTGAACAATGGTTAGATTGCTTGATATTCCATAAGTGATCTATGCAGCAGTCAGCATAAGAGCCGTCAACGAATTTAAGCCTTACGCACTCTTTAAATCCCTGATAGGAATTGTAAACAACCCTTTGCATTCCTCCGTCAAGACCAGTGATTATGTCGCCCGCTTTAATGTCTTGGATTTTTCTAAATCCGAACGGAGTACACACTAATTCATTGAATATCAGCGCTTTTCCGCCACCACGGTTTCCTCCAAATATAGTAATATCTGCCGGAGACGCAAGGAACTTTTCTTGACATCCTTTTTGGGCGATTATATTAAGCGGATTTCCATATTCACGCAGCTTTTCTATGTGCGCATAAGTAAATACGCCTTCTCCATTTTTTGTATGTACAATTCCGTCGTATTCCATAAAAAAATAAGCCGTCGCATGCAATATGATTTTGCATACTCCGGCTTGATTCACAGCTCTATGAGTAATATATAGTGCAAATATACGATTTTTCATCTATTTTCTAAATTTTACCCTTAAAAATATGTCTATAATATTGTTTTTATAGAAAATAGATGATATATTTGCATTATTAAATCATGTGATATGATAAAAATTGATGTCCAACTCGATGAAGAGTTACCTGATAGAAAAGGAAACTTCGCAATATGTCCGGTGTGTAAACAGAAAATAATGGACGTTGAGGAAGTTTGCGGAAGTTCTTCCATTAGGATTATATGCAGGAGATGCCGTAAATTTATGAGAGTTAGACTGACGAAGGAATAATAGTAATATTAGATATGCAAGCCAAAGAGCTTATTGACGCACAAAGCGTTGATAGGCTCTTTTTTTTTATAACACAACTAAATAAAACACGATGGAGAAAGAACAAATCTTATCCGAATTAACGACAAGACTTGGACAAACCAGCCTTTCGTCACAGACATTAACGAAGTACATAGAATTGAACCCGTTATCGGAGGGTGTCGATCCCGAGGATTATTACAACAAGGCTACGGGATTCCTTCAAGGGCTTCAAGGACAGTACAATCATGATGTCGCAACACAAGTTGAGGATTTCAAGAAAAACTACAAACCTCAACCAATCCCGGACGATGCAAAAGACGAACCAAACGAGGGAACGCTTGCCGCCAAATTGAAAAAAATGGAAGAAGAACTTTTGCAGCTAAAAGGGGAAAAGGAAGCGGAGAAAAGGGCCGCGTCAATCAACGAGTTAAAGGCCGAATCCAAAAGCCAGTTGAAATCTCAAATCGAGAATGGTGGTAAAAACATCTGCAACGATGAGATCCTCGGCATTGCCATTTCCGATGTGGAAATTACAGACGGAATGAAAGTGGAGGACATTGTAAACTGTGCTAAACGCAACTACGAGAAAAGATACAAGGCGATTTTCGGAGACGGAGCATCCCCAAGTATCAATCAGTTTGCGGAAACCGGAGAAGAGCAGGCAAAAAGCCGAAGAGAAGCCTTTAAGGAGTTAATGAAATCAAGAGGCAAGCTCCCGAAAACCAAATAACACATTTTAAAACAGACAAAAAAGATGAGACAATTAGGAACATTCAACACTATCGGTCAATTCCGGTCGGAATTTGGCGGTAATTTTCCTGTATGGTCGAGAGTTCGAGAACTGTATCAAGGAGGCGGTATGATTGATGTTGCCGGAATGGGATTAAACCCTGGCGATATTATACATGCTGGCACAATGGTTAAGTTCAACGGACCTGGCAAACAGGTAGAGGTGATTACTGCGGAGGGAGTGACAGGCGTAAAAGCGGTAGTAACGCTGACTATCACCAACAAGGCTACCGCCAACGGAGATTTATCCTTTGTATTGGGGAGCAAAAGCTACTCAATCGCAGTAACAAGCGCTTCGGAAACAACCCCCGAACTGGTCGCTACAAAGATTGAAGGCGGCAAAGCCACTTTCACAGAGTGGGATGTGAAAAGAAGTGGCGCAGTGCTGACATTCACGCAAAAGACAGCTGCAATGGTTCCGGCCTACATGTTTATCCCCGGAAGCACCGGAGTAACAGGGACAATGGAACTTACCAAGCAAGGTGCAACTGCAAGCGGAAACTTAAGTGACGTAAACGGCCTTGTATTTGAGGATGTCTGCATCCCCGAAGGTTGCATTTCTGCAACATGTGCCGTAGTAAGAGCAGGCAGAATATACGCGGACCGCGTAGCGGGTGGCGGTATTCCTAAATCAGTAGAAGCACAATTACCTATGATTGAGTTTGTGCGCGAATCCAATGAATAAGAAAGGGGGATAATATGTACACAAGAAACAAAGAATTTTACGATATTGTAGGAAGAGGGCTTGCTGCTATGGGATATACCGGCAACAAACCGTTGGAGGCATGGATTAACGACATGTTTGCGGATAAGTATAACGCAGAACAGACTTTTGCCCAAATGGGTTTCCCGTTAAATCCTAACATTCCTCTGAATCCTACTTACGAACAGATTGAGGCAACAATTCGCCCGTACACGCTGGCTACCTACGTAGATATTGACAGTGACGGTGCTACCAAGTCAACCGACGGCCTTTCATTGCAAATGGGCGGATTGCCTACTTTCAAGCACGAGATTACGTTAAGCCGTAAAATCTTGCGTGAAAAGATGATGCTGATGGATGCTATCGGCAGTTCTACACCGGAAATAGAGGCTACAATCATGGAACTTCTGTTTAATGGAGTAGACAGCTTGCTTGGAGGTAACTACAACACGTTCCTGTATCAGAGAAATCAGGTTATTTCCAAGAAAGGGAATCTGATTATTGACGCAGCTAACAATCCTCTTGGCATCTCATTGTCAATAGACTTTGGTGTTCCCAAGAAGAATATTAAAGATTCTTATTGGTACAAGAAAGTCGATTCAACAGGAGTTGTTTCACAGGAAGCAGCCGTAGGAACTTCAATTGACCCTATCAAGGTGATGCGTGATGTCATCCGATACAGCAAAGAGAAAGACTTTGCACCGCAGGGACATTGGGAGGTAAGCAAGACTACTTGGGATGACATCATCAATCTGCCGTATTTCCGTCAGATGTACACTGTTGCCAACCGTCCGGATATTTCTGACAAGGATATGCAACTTGCGTTTGCAAACCTCGTCACAGATGACGCAATCAAGGCGTTTATCGAAGCTCGTATCGGCGCTGAAATCAGAGTGGTTGATTCTATCTCCGTAGTAGAAAGCTACGATAAGGATACGCAGAAAATCAACTACAAGACCTTGCAGAACTTCGAGGAAGGTGTTATGGCGTATGTCCCGAACGAAGATTTGGGAGACGTACAATGCGGACGTCCTATCTTCATGGAAACGCCGGGTGCACGTACTGCTTTGTATGACGGCGGGCGTACTCTGATTCGCCAAGTATTCAACGACGAAACCATGACGCAGACTATCAAATCGGAAGTTACCGGATTGGTTGTTCCTAACAAGGTTCGTTGGTTCTACTACTTGAACATTAAGGGTAAATAACCATGAAAGATTCTCTAAATACAACTACCGGCACAACCATTGAAGAATACCTTCGTGGCTGTGTCGGCTTCGAGGTTACAGACAACGCAATCAATACGATATTGATTGACAGAGGCATCACCTCCGGTTCTGATGTAACTACAATCGAAAAGCGTCTCAAGGACTTATGCCGGGCAGATCTTTATATGTGGTGCGCGAGCACTCCGAGTGTAACGGGAAGTGTAGAGGATGCCAATGGCGTTTGGAAACATAAAGAAGGCGGTACAGAGAGTTCCGCTTATGACAAGCGCAATTTACGGCAAATGGCTAATGACATATATGCTTTGTATGGAGAGAATGTTAAGAAATCGTCTATTAAGATTGTCAACTTGGGTATGAACATGAACAAAAGGTGGCCTCTATGAAAGTAAACAATCCACGTTTTCCGCATACATGCAAGGTGTATCGTATTTCGGGGGAAACCTCGTTTGAAGACGGATCGGAAACAGTTCTGTATGAGGGAGAATGCAACAAGTATGGAAGCTCCTCTTTGAGAACATTTACGAAAAGCAACGTTATAAAAAGCGATTACGCCATAGATATTCCCGGACTCGTGAAGGATATTATCGCGGGAGATCTTGTTGACGTTACCGACTACGGAGGAACCTTTAAAGCGTGTGTTGTAACTGATTGTTATCCTACGGAAATGGGAACAACGTTGTATTTCAATCTGGCTAAAAATTAAGGTATGGAAGACAATACTAAAGTCTTGGAGGACGCGAAGAAGAAGATTAATTCTGTTATTGACAACTATATGTTGGATAGAATAACGGAGATCGCCATTAAGCTTCTGAATGACGGAGTAGTATCGGCACAATACCATAATGTAACAGGAAACACGTTGACTTCATTGGCTGTCGGAATTTATTATAGAGGCGGGCTTTCCCGAATAATAACCGCCGTTGTCACACAAGGACTGAAGAACGCTACCCGCCCTAAATTGAGCAGAGGGGACGGACTTGGAGTGATAATGGTAAGAAGCTATGAAAGCGGAAGGCTTATACCTATAAAAAAGTACAATCTGATTGATACCAACGGAGAATACGGATTAACCACATCTGTAAATTTCCTCAAGAATTATAGGTCTCCTCGTGATGTAATAGGGTTGGTAATGTGCACAGGTACTGAATATTCCAACTATTTGGAATCCAAGAAAGGACTGAATGTGCTTTCCGACACATACGATTACGCAGAGAGCATAGCTAAGATGACATTTAAACCGATGTAAGTTATGGGATACGAGCAGGATTTTAAATACAAAGACGCGCTTAAATCATTGTTTAATGCAGCAACTGCGGTTAGTGATAACGTGTTTACCAATGACCGACCCGCTGCCGTTCCTAAGCAAATGGATAATTTCATAGTAGTATCACTGCCAGGACAATTGACTTCCTCGACTTACGGATGCGGTTTTGGAAACGTACAAACATACTGCACCGTAGAGGTCTACGTGAGATTAAAGAAAAGCGGCGTTGAAGATTTAAATGTAATGGACGCCCTTGTTGGGAAAGTTCTTTCCTTGTTCCCGATTAGTGACAGTGTTATCACCGTCTCTAACCCAAAGCTGACATTGAAAGGTAATGACGGATTAGGGTTTAGCGCTACATTGATAAGGGCTGACCTTGTGATAAAATAAACATAAAATAAACGATTAAAACTTTTTATTATGGCAATGAAATCAAAACAAGAGTTGAAAGAAGTGTTTAGCGGTCTTTCTTCTATCATGCTGGTAAAGGGTGGTATTACTGACTTTGCAACAGTGGAGCCGGATTTTGACTTGCCCGTTACTGTGGATTCCCTGAACCTGTCCCAAGCAGAACCCACGTTGAACCGTACAAAGGTGCATGGACTTCAAGCGGACTGGGCTGTAACAAGTACAGCAGGTGACATTACATTTGCGGCTACCGTACCGAGTATAAGCGAGGATTTGGTTAGCTTCTTCCTCGGAGAAGCCAACAAGGTAGCAACTGCTTCCGTAAACGGACAAGAGTATTCCGGAATATCCGTAACTCTGAACAGCAAGAAGATTAATGCAGGCTTTGCGTTGTTGAGCGAAGACGGAGAGAAGTGTATATTGGTTAAGAAAATGGCTATCTACGCACGCCCGTTGTTCGAGAACGCATCCACCACTCCGTTTGCATTTGCGCTTAGTGGAACGATTGAAATTGAAGACGGTGCAGCGTCCACTGCTGCTTCTGACGACAATATCGCGTTCTTAACAAAAAAAGCCTCCTGACCGTAGCTCCTACTTCCCTGTCTTTCGTCAGCAGCGCTGATAATACAGGGAAGACCATTACAGCTACAACAGAAGAAAGCCCAGTATCTGCTTCATCAACAGAAACATGGTGCAAGACTTCCGTAAGCGGCAAAGTGGTAACGGTCAAGGTTGATGCAAATAATGGAGCATCTGTCAGAACTGCCATTGTGAACATTTCTACCGCAAGCAAAGCAGCAGCAGTAGAAGTTACACAGGCTGGTACTGGTACCTAATATTAATGGCGGTGAGCTTTATGCCGCCGCCTTTTCTTTTTACACCTCAAAACATTATGAACGACAAAACGATAACTCAACCTACTTCGGTAGAACAGGAAAGACTTGATGAAGTGCTTGAGAACAGCACAGACTATGTATCTCTTCGCGAAAAGGAGATTGGAATAAAGTGGCTTCACCGGGGAACGATAAGAAAGCTGACGCACACCTTTATATCATGCAAACAAGACGATGAGGTGACAGCCCGATGTGCGTCCCTTATAATCCTGAATAACTGGTGGAAAATAAGGCTTTTCCATTGGATACATTGGCGCATTCTGTGGAAGAAATATACGGACCAAGAACTGACAAGTGTCGTTGCTCTTGGTAAAAAAAAAGTGGAATTTCAGAGACTTCAATACTTGAACATTACCATGTTCTTGACAGGAATGAAGGACACAGTGATGACGATGACGAGAAAGGAAGCAGATCGTATCCTTCAAGAACTTCGGCAGGAGCAGCCTTTGCAAACGGAGAAAAACATCCCGAATTAACCCGCCCTCTCGTTCTCTTTTGGGGAATGGTGAATATCCCTAACTGGTACATGGACTGGGTGCTTACCAATGCTCTGTATGAGCTTCTTATATGTGATGCTCCTATTGTAGTGTACAATAATGACGATAAGACAGACAAGGGAATGCACACTTCCAAAGAGATGAAAGAGCTGACAAGAAAATGGGAGGCAAAAAGGAAAGAGCAGGAAGCTAAAGGACAAAGAATATCTCTTAATGATTTTATAGTAAACGGCGTTAACGCTATTAAAAAGGACACAAAATAACAATCGACATGGAAGACCTCGGAAATTTAAATTTTGGGATTCACCTGAAAAATTATACAGAACAGGAATACGAAGCTATCAAAAAAAAGCTCGTCAACATGCACGCAACCGTCAGCGCGAAAGTAGGATTGAAGGTTGATGTAAAAGAGATTGAGGATAAAGTAGATTCCTTGCTGAAAAACAAGACGTACAAGGTGAAGCTTGAGGTGGATAGTGAGAGTATCAAGAATTTTACAGAGGCGTTTAAGGGGAAAGGAATGACTTCTAATGAGCTAAGAGGAATCAAGGGATTTGCAACAACAGTACGCATGGATGCTGATGTGACATACAAAAAGGTTCTTCAAGACATTAGGAGGGAACGAGAGCAATTAGATGCCAGTATTAAGAAAGAGCGAGAACAGTTAAATGCCAGTCTAAAAAGGGGGCGTGAACAATCCGAGGCAGAATTAAGAGCCGTTAAAGCAGCATCTTCAATAATTCGTGCGGATGCTTATGCTAATTCCCAAATGAAACGTACAGACGCTTACGCCAACTCTCAAAAGGCCCTTGAGCAGCTTAGAAACGCCCGTTTGCAAGCAGCAAAAGCCGCAGATACGCATAATTCCGCTATGAAGCGGGCAAATACAACCATGTCTTCCCAGTCTCGAATAGCCGGAGAGTTAAGAAATCAAATCGCCAACGTGTATTCCATATATACGGCAGAACGTTTTATTAGGGGATTATATACCATTGGTGGGGAGTTCCAAAAACAACGCATCGCACTGACCTCCATTATCGGGGATAGTGTGAAAGCTGAAACGATATTCAACCGCATCAAGGAGTTAGCGGTGGCTTCCCCGTTCCAGTTTAAGGAATTAGCGTCATACGCAAAACAGCTTTCTGCATATAGTATCCCCTACGAAGAGCTTTACGATACGACTAAGCGGCTTGCTGATATTTCCGCGGGTGTCGGTGTTGATATGGGACGTATCATATTGGCATACGGACAAGTTCGTAGTGCTGCGTTTCTTCGCGGACAAGAACTTAGACAGTTCACAGAAGCAGGCATTCCGTTAGTTGATGAGCTGGCGAAGAAGTTTACCAAATTGACAGGAGAAGCAACCTCCGCCGGAGATGTATTCGATAAGATCAGCCGAAAAGAAGTCAGCTTTGGCATGGTGAAAGATGTCCTTTGGGAGTTAACCAATGAAGGTGGGAAATTCTACAATATGCAGGAAGCCCTCGCAGAAAGTCTTGCGGGTAAATGGAGTAACTTGCAAGACGCTTGGGATGTAATGATGGCTGACATTGCAGAGGGTAATAGCGGCGTCCTTTCTGATAGTTTGGAAATACTTACCAAGCTGATGAAACATTGGAAGGCGGTAGCAGCTATCCTTAGCTCTCTTGTAGGAGCTTATGGCTTTTATAAAACAGCAGTCATAGCAGTAAATGCGGCTCATAAAGCTACAATTACAATAAACACGCTTACCAATATAATAAATATGACGAGAGCGATGCAAGGACTGACTGCTGTAACAAAATCTCAAGCAGTAGCACAAGGTATATTAAATGCAGTTACAGCAGCCAATCCTTGGATGATATTAATCACTGCCCTGGGTGCATTTACTGGACTATATTTCACTTTAAGAGAAAAGACTAAAAGTGCCGCAGAAACAATACGTGAATTTAATGTTCAAGTCCAAGAACAAAACGAAAAAATATCAGAAGCAAAAAACAAAGCCAACAGTTATATATCCACAATGTTTGATACATCCAAAGCTGTGGATGAGAGACGGATGGCTTATGAAAAGCTTCAAGGGATATATCCTTCTATTTTTAAAAATATGTCTTATGAGCAATCTTTGCTAAAAGGGCAAATTGAGCTATTAAATATGTCTAATAGAGCAGCAAGAACTACTGCGCGAGAAACATCAAGAATAAATTTAGAAAGAGCTTACCAGGGACTAATTGATGCAGAAAGAGGAGTTAAAGATGCAGAACTTTATTCTGTGGCAAGCGACGGGCACATCATGAATACCCAAATGCTTAAAGATGCAAAAGCCCAATTAGAAATAGCCCGTTCACTTGTAAAAGAAGCAAAAGAGGATTTTTCAACCATATTGTCTATTACCAATGAAGTAGAAGAAAATACTAAATCCTCATGGTTTACTGTGGCGAAAAGTATGGCGGACGGTATAAATAGTCTTATACCTAAAGATGATGAAGCATATGAAGAATACGCCAAGCGAGTAAAAGAGGAAAGAGAAAATGCAGATAAGGTCTTAAATAGTTTCAAAAAGGGGAATCCGTATTCCGAAGTCACTATACGTAATGCACAAAAAGTATTTGATGTGTCAAAAAAGATAATGGATACTCTTGGTGTATTAGGCAAATCATCCGGAAGTGAAAAAGACCCTATTGCCGAGCAATGGAAGAATCGTTCCGACCTCATAGAAAAAGCTATTTCCAGCTACGAGAAATGGAGGAAAATAGAGGGGGAAGAATCGGCCGCCCAAAGAGTAAAGAATATACCCGAATTTGCACCAGTATTTGATAGCAAGGGGGTAAATTTAGACTTGAGCGATCCGAGTAAGGCGTACAAGTATATCCAAAACCAGCTGGATCAAAGCAAGGAGAAGCAAAAAGATTTATATGTTTCTCTTGGCGTTAAGATAGACAAAGAGCAGATTGAAAACGCAAAAAAAGAAGCCGATAACGCCTTAAAGGAAATAGAGAAATATGTCTCTCAAGCCGGAGAGAAATGGGACTTGTATAAAAAGCTATTTGAAGCGACCGGAAACAAAGCACTTTCCATGAACATTGCTTTCGGTGAAAACATATCATTTGAAAGCATTGTTGAAGATTTCCGCAATCAGCTTGGAGATGCCCTAAAAAAGACAGGAAGCAAGCTTTCCATTACTGATGTCCTTGCCATGAAAGAGGATGACGTAAAGAAGCAATTCGGAGAAGGACAGATTTTAAAGCTGTATCAAGCAATAAGCGAGGAGGGCAAGAAAATGCGGTCTGAAAGCATTGAAAACCTTTCAGGCATGATAGAAGATTATAAAGACTATTCCCAAAAGATAGAAGATATTGAACGTAACCGCCAAAAGAGCATTGCAGATATAGAGAAAAACAGGGAAAGCATAGGCAGCAAAGAGGCCGACACCCTTGTAAAAGAAGTAAACAAGCGGGCGCAAGAAGATACATCGTCTGTGCTATTCGATCAATTCAAGGAAAGCAGTGACTGGGTGCGTATCTTTGATGACCTTGACCGGGTATCTACATCTACGTTAGACGACATGATTTCTAAGGTAGAGGAATTTTCCCAAAAGCAAGGATTATCAATCGAAGATACCAAAGAATTGGTAGAGGCGTTGCGTAAGCTTCGTGGAGAATTTGCAGAACGAAGTCCGTTCAAGGCGTTGGAGGCCTCTTTTAGCAGCATTAAGGAGGCTAAAAACAGGCTGGAAGCATTGAAGAGCAGCGGAGCTTCTAAGGCAGAAATAGACGCAGCGGAAAATGATTTGAGTTCGGCTTATTCCGACCAGTCAAAGGCCATACAAGGCGTAATCGGTAAGTTTGATGCGCTTGCAGGAGCTGCGGATTTCTTAGGAGGAGTGTTTGAAAATATTGGACTGGGAACAGGCCTTTCAGATGCTGCTGGAATTTTGGGAGGAGGGATGCAAGGAGCATCGCAAGGCATGGGAATGGCGACTTCTTTATTCGGGGCATCAGCAGGTCCTTGGGGAGCAGCAGCAGGTGCAGCGTTAAGCCTTATTTCCGGCATTGCGCAACTACATGACAAAAGACTTGAAAGAAGTATCCAGCGTAGCAAACAAAGAGTTGAGGAATTAAAGTCCGCCTACGATCAATTAGGAAAATCCATAGATAGATCGCTTGGTGGAGATGAAAGCATAGAGCGTGCCATATTGCTATATGAACAGTTGGAAGAACAAGTTAAACGCGCCGGGAGTTCGCTTACCGAAAGCTATAAAATGCAATTCCGAGTATTAAAGGACGAGGGTTTGGACTATGTGGAAGAATTAAAAAAACGGATAAAATCAATGGAGAGCCTCCCAGCCGGGATGCAGCGTTTTATGGGATTAAACTTTAAAATAGGTGTAGACAAGGAAGCGCTGGAGGCATTGGAAAAGGTTGGTGTGGGAAAGGAACTTGATAACAGCGTCCTTAAACAATATCAGGCCCAATACGTGGGACTTGTTTCTCAACGTGCAGAGATAGAGGGACAATTAAGAAACGAAGAAGGGAAAAAGAAATCTGATGCAGGAAAGATACAAGACTATAAGAACCAGCTTGCGGAACTGAACGAGCAAATCGCCTATTTCGTGGAAGATCTCACCAAAGATTTGTACGGAATAGATTTTCAGGATTGGGCAAGTCAGATAAGCGATGCGCTAACGGAAGCCTTTGCCAACGGAGAAGATGCAGCGCAGGCTTTTGACAACGTAGTGAACAACATCATGCGAAGTGTTGCCAACAACATATTAAAGAACTTGGTAATACAGCCCATGTTTGAAAAGTTACAGGATAAACTTTTCGGAGAAAAAGGCCTGTTTAAGGAGTTTACAGATATTCAAGACAATGGCGCTGTTGCAGCAGGGGCTATAAAAGACTTTTTCGACAATGAGGGGAAAGCCATGATAGATGCCTCGCAATCTTTCCTTGAAGCCTTTGATAAAGCTACCGGAGGAGCGCTTACAGCTACCGGGGAATCTTCCACATCCGGAATGTCAAAAACGGGCATCCAAGCCAGTGAGGACACTATGAACAGAACCAACTCCTATCTCAATAGCATCCGACAGGATGTAAGTGTAAAACGTGCTCTTCTTGAAAAATTAGGAAATGAAATTTTCCCAAAGTACAATATTCTCGCAGAACAGCAACTAACGCAATTAAGAGCGATAGCTAACAATACGCTAAGAAGTGCTCAAAACACAGAAGCCAACTTGGCTGTGTTAAAGGAGTTTATGGGATTAGTGGGTATGGTTATAGACAAAGGAAAACGAAAGATTAATATATAAAATTATGAACGACAAGGATTTAAGCAGAACATTACTCAACCAAGCGGTATCGCTGGGATTATGTACGGAATGGACGGAACAATGGGGTTCTCCCGATCAACAAGCGTTAATTGACAAGTATTTGCATGGGATTGATTTCTGTATAGACAAAGGGTACCCTACCAATACTTTCATAAAGGAAAACTTCGATAGGGATATTCTTCACAAAAACAACATTTTTGTTGATGAAGATGTACAAAAGCGAAATATGAGCCACACAGCCGTACTGAACGGAAGCTGTAAAGGTACTCTCCTATTTGACGGTTTCTCTATATGTGATTTGTATGTCCGTCATGATAGCGAAGTGACTATTGACTGTTCTCAGTATTGCAAGATATTCATTAACGTGTATGACCGGGCAAAGGTAAACGTAATTCAAAAAGGAATAGCATCTGTATATGTATATATTCATGGAGAGGACTGTGTAGTAGAAACCGAGGGAGATGTATTGCAAAGAAAAAGCCAGATGTAGTGTCTGGCTTTATTGTTTTATCTAAATAATAGTCAATTTATAAGCTTGCAAGCCACTTCTTGCCTGACTTGGTTTTAAGCCAAAGTGCAAAACCTCCCCCTATTATACTCGTAAATATAAATAATATTGTCAATCCATCCATATAATCACAACCCTTTTATCCACTTTTTACCGGAGGGAGTTTCTGTATAAATCCAAAAGGCAACAGTTATTACTGTTATAAGCCCAAACCCATATAATGCAACCATAATATTTATCTTAAAATGTTATTACCTATTTTTGCAAATAATACCGTAAGTATAATTCCCATAGAAACAAGAACAATTAATAAAATGTTATCATAAAGTTCTTCTTTCACAAGGGTTATTGCCAATCCCAAAGATAATACAGTGAAAGAAACTTGCGCCAAATTAAAAAAGAATCCTGCAAGTTTTTCACGCCTTACCTTATCCTTTTCCTTGCCCTCTTTCTTCGCTTCTTGTTTTTCGCTCCAATTACTCATTATAGCGCTATTTGATATGCAAATATAAGAAAGATAGAACGAATAAGCAAATAAATAACCAATAAATCAGTTTTTTAACAATAGTAATTTTAGAAAGATAGAACGAAAATATGTAAGGCAAGAAAAGCGGAGTTTCCTCCGCTTGCCCTGATTATGGTGTGAATTGCATAAGAACGCAATTGCTTCAGAAAGTACACTTTATAAAATATCAATATTTTCTATCTGTCCATCTGAATCAAATGTAACATTGTATATAAAAACATCCCCTGTGTCACATCCTTCATAAAACAAGCTAACTCCTGCCGTTTCCGGTTTAAATTTCTGGACATATATCTTAGAATTAAAAAAGAAATAAAACCAGTTTTGTATTCTTGGTTTAAACTCATCCGTAGAATATGTGGCTGTATTATAAGTATCAAACCTTGTTGTACAAAACCCGTAAGGAGCATTTATATGAACAAACTCTTTGCTTATGACTGGATTACTTTTATCTACAACAGCTTTTTTTGATTTTGAAAAAATAATTTTTTTATTTAGCGAGATACCATTTACGCCTGTATATGAAATATCCGCTGTTAATTCCTCGTTTGCAAGACTCATACTGTAATTAGTCTTACTTACCTTATAAGGATTTACGCATAGTACACTATTCTTATTTATCGTATATGCCCCTGAATCAATAAACTTTTCATCCAAATAAGCCGCATAAAATCCATCTTTATTAAAAGATATAAAATAATCACCGCTCTCCCATACCCCGATTAAATTTGAAGAATTAAGATTTTGTAGATTTTCTTCATTGTCAGAAGAACAAGAAGCAAACGAAATTAGGTATAAGGCCACCCAAGCCGTCATAAACAATATTTTTTTCATGATTTATGTATTATTAATTAATTATGAAGGAAAATACTTGTTGCTTTGTCTTATTTATTAATCATCCCTTCAATAACAGAACACGCTTTTTCAAAATTGCTAAGGATGTAATCGCCTCCGTCTTCTCCCTTATCGTTGAAATACAAATACTTATTAGAGCCATACTTCTCCAATCTAATAAACCATGTCACCTTTTTCTTTTTAACATAATATCCTACTACGAAATAATCATCGGTCATGAATTTATTCTCCAAATAGTCCGCTTCTTTTAAAACGTCAGTTTTAATATCATCTCTCATAGACTTAATAGCGTTTATTATTTCCTTTAAGTCTTCATATTCTATAAAAGCACATCCCCCATCTCCGTCTTTAGCTTTGCGTTCTATTCTGTAAAAATACTTCGATTCATTTCCTTTTACAACTTCTCTGACGCAATTCTCAGATTTGTAGGATGTAAACATGTAATTACCCACCAGCCCATCCACTACTGTGTCAATAAGTTTAATTGACATGCCTGTGTCAGATATAAATTGCTCCATTTTGGTTTTCTCTTTTGAAGATTGATTATCCACGTCTTGTGAATACATCGACATCGGCAATACGATTACCATTAATAATAAAATCTTTTTCATATTAGTATGTTTTATATGTATATAATAATACAAAGGTCGTTATAATTAACCCACGTTGTTGTAATACACAGTATGTTATAAAACACATCCACCCTTTTATTATCCGAATCACTTGAGAAAAATCATCTATTTTCTATGTTTTTGTATTGATTATTTAGAATATATTCTATATATTTGCATCAACATTGAACAAGCCAAAGAGCTGATTAACGGTATTCCCGTTAGTTGGCTCTTTTTGTTTTTTTACAACACAAACTCAAGATAACACATGGCAAAGCTTTACAGTATCTATTTTCAAAAGAGTAAGCCGGGAAGTCCTGTTATTGATACAAAGTCCCAATGGGGAGTTGTGTGCAAGGACTTTCCGTTTGCTGTTTACGGAGAAACTAAAGAGCTGCCGAAGAGAGACTGGAAAGACGAGGACGGAGAGGATACATTTATCCCTGATAAACTTTACATGCAAGCCTATGATCTTGACGTGGAATTTGCATACAAGGGAGAAATGGATACAGCTAATGAAAAGGTGATTGGCTTCTTGGATTACCTTTCCGGCAAAGACAATTCCGGTGCAGAGCTTAAGGTTTACGATACCTACACCAAGATAGGCAGGCAGAGTGTCTACTACAAATCCGTAGAACCGGATCTTTTCGTTCGCAAGACTGACGAGGGAGATGTGTTGACGTTCAGTGTTACATTCCGGGTTACTGACCCTCAAACACCAATAACACTTTCGATCTAATGGGACGGTTTACGGTATATAGCAAGGACGGACAAACAGTCAGATGTGTACTGGATAAGCTGGAGTACACCGGGGTTTTCATGGCGGAACGCGCATGCACATCGACTTTTATATCTGATGCCAAAATCAACTTCGAAATATTTGATTACATAGATTATAGAGGAGAACGGTTTGAACTGGAACTTCTTCCTACGGTAAAGAAAATATCAAAGCATCAATACAGTTATGACCTTAATTTCGTTTCTCTGAAATACGAACTTGAAAGGTGCATGATGCGTAATATTGTTCCCAGCGACAACGGAATAGTCTACCCTACTCCTTTAGTTGTTGAGTTTACCGGAACGGTCAAGTATCTTGCAGAAAGAATACAGGCATGCTTGGACGCCATGTACGGGAAAGATATATGGAGCATAACCCTTGCAGATGGCGTAGACAGCGAGGAAAAGAACATCTCCATGAGTAACCAAAACTGCTGGAGCGCTCTTTCTCTTGTAAACACAGAATACAAGCTGAATTATTTCGTAAAAGGAAGAAGCGTTACCATTGGCGGTGCGGAACCGGTAGTGAATAATGTTTTTGAATACGGCAAAGGTAAGGGATTATATGAGATTGAACGAATATCTGATGCAGACACAGGAATTGTAACTAAGTTACGAGCCTATGGCGGTACAAGAAACCTTGATTACAGTTATCCGAAAAAGCCTGAATGGACTGACAGTGTTCTCCCCGCCAACTACGCCTTATCTCCTCTTCGTCTTATGCTGCCAAGTTTTAAGACTGACGGAGTTACCGACTTTGTGCTGGCTTCGGAAGAGGCAATAGCCAAATACGGGATTCGCGAGGGCGTGATGACCTATGACGATATTTATCCCTCTATCACAGGGATGAAGAACTCTGCTGGACAGGCTATTGACGAGATAAAGAGTGTTGACGCAATAACAAGTGAAACGCAACCCACTTTTACGGTACAGCTTTATGACTTGGGATTTGACTTAAACGAAAGCCTTACAACTGACGAAGCGCAACTCTCTATGAAGAGTGGTGCATTGCAGGGATATGCCTTTACTATCACAAAAATAGTCAGAGCTTCGGACGGTAGCTATACGCTTACTCTTGGAAGAAACACCCTTGAAGAAGCGGATACAGATAATTTCACCGTTCCTAACAAGGACTGGAATATGAAAGCTGGGGACAAGTTTGTTCTTCTGAACATACTTATGCCACAAGAATATATTCGTGCTGCCGAAAACAGGTTATTGGAAAGGGCTAAAGAGTATCTTGCCAAATACAGTAGTACAAACTACTCTTACAACATAGGCGTTGACGAAATTTTCATGGCAAGAAACGCTAACTTCTATAATGAAATAATGGAAGGTAAGCGGCTTACTGTGAATGATCCCGAAATGGGGATAGACCATGAGAACGTGATAATACAGTCTCTCTCTATAAAAGAGGGCGAGGGACTAATACCAACATTTGAAGTAACACTAAACAATAAGCCAAGCGCAAGCACCCTTGAAAGAATACAAGGACAGATTAGCGAGATTGAAACATCTGTAAATAATAAGTTTTCATCACAAAGCGAACTAAGCAAACAATATAGAAAGAAGCTCGACAAAGTAGTTTGGGACAGAAATCTTGAAGAGAGGGTTGACGATAACGGAAAGGAATACTTGTTCTTAACCAAACCGTTGATTACCGCCTACGGAGTAACCATGTACGCAGGCGCAGACGTTCAAGTACCTTCAATCTACGAAGGTCTCCCAATAGACGGTGTGACAATACAGTGGGTTGACGGAAAGCTTGTCGCAACAGGTGGAAAGGGTACTGCCAATGGTATAGTGGTTAACGGTAATACTTACACTCCTAATGAGGACGGAATAATCACCTTGCCTAATTATCCGACTTCGCTTGAATGGGGCAACATATCAGGAAAACCCAGCTGGATAGGTAGTACAAAGCCCTCTTACTCATGGGATGAAATTGGCGGTAAACCGTCAGTGTTCCCTACCAATTGGGAGAATGTTTCGGACAAACCCTCATGGATAGGCGCCACCAAACCGACCTATAATTTCAGTGAGATACAGAATAAGCCTACCACCCTTGCGGGCTATGGCATCACAGACGCATACACCAAAAACGACATATCCGGGCTATTAGCCGATTACGTAACCAAATCGGGTGCACAGGACATTACAGGTATCAAGTCGTTCATAAACGGCTTGAATATCGGTGATATACTTGTGAAGAAGCATTCTGACGGAGTGGTTGAGTTAGACGGTGATTTGATTTTGACAGGTAGTCTTACCATGTTTGCACAAGGCAGTCATACGGCATCAACCATTCTTGACGCGCTTCCGATAGATGAAACCACATTATCCAAAGAGGGTGGTGTATTAAGCGTAATAGGCGGTGTTGGAGGTGGTTCGGTAGACGGGATTATCCTTAACGGCACAACATATTCCCCGAACGAGGAAACAAAGCTTATTACATTGCCTAATTACCCCACCACATTGCCAGCAAGTGACGTGTATTCTTGGGCCAAGCAGCCGAACAAGCCGAGTTATTCGTTCAGTGAGTTGTCCTCTCATCCTACTACGCTGGGGGGATATGGGATTACGGATGCGGTAACAATTGACACTGCTCAAGAGATATACGGGATTAAGGAATTTGCAACTACTGTATATATATCAACCGCATTCGATACTATGTTAGCTTTTAAATCATTAGATGATGAAAATTTTGCTATCATAGACGTTAGAAATAAGACGGGTAACTCGCTGTCTAAATTTGGTTACTATGGTGACCGTTGGGCCATTGATAGTAATACCATTCTCCACATAGGCAATTACGCAGGCGAACTGGATAACCGCTACGTCAACAAGGCAGGGGATACGATGACGGGGACATTGCTAATGTCAAATGATTCTGATATTTATGGTAGGTCTTCTGCTAATTCAGGTGCAGCTTATATCATAGGTTATAGAGATGCTACTATTAGTGGTATTGTTATGCACGATATTAGTGCTGCTAACAACACTAAGGCTCTATACATACAGACTAACGGATATGACGTGCCCAGTGACTTTGGAGGATTAGCCATAACAAATGATTGTGTTACAGCATTCGGTGCAGGTGATAATGGTTCTGTATTCAGAGTGCTAAATGAGGATGATATAAGTCTTGGAGCTTTGTTTAACGTTGCGAAAGACGGCACATTAACAAGACTTGGTAATAAGATATGGGATGCCGGCAACGATGGTTCAGGTTCAGGGATGGATGCGGATTTGTTGGACGGTAAACATCTTGGTAATGTAGGAGATAGAGTGATGCGTCAAATTGGCTTCCCTGATTACAATGAATTTGGTTCTACTGATGCTAACGTCTATTTAAGAAAGGTATTAGGCTGGTGTTATAATAATGTTAATACTGGGGCTGATGACTCTTTATTTATTGGAGTCGGACATCCTAATACATTAGGTAATATGCAGATACAAGTGTATTGTAATAGTGGAATAAATGAAGAAGGATATCCAGGATACTCAACAGGTGTATACTTTCCGTTAGGCAGTAACCCGATTATTTTTGGTACAACTGAGAATAATTATTGGCAAAAGACATTAGCTTGTATTAGTGATAATGTAGCTTCGGCAACTAGGCTTGTAACCCCTCGCACAATATTCAGCAAGCCTTTTGACGGTACAAGCAATGTAACAGGAGGAGCTAAATTTGCTAATATCTGCATTGAGACAGATAACAACGGAAATGATAGCGGAAGAGGTAGTGAGATAAATAATTATAACAGTGTTCTGTATTTGCAGCATGTTTCTCCTAACAACTTAATTTGCTGTATGGGTGGCGGCAACGTCGGCATAGGCACTACATCGCCAAGTCGTAAGCTTCATGTAGCTGGAGATATTTTAGCATCAAATGGTTGGCTTAGAACAAACGGTAATCAGGGCTGGTATAACGAATCCTACGACGGCGGTATACACATGACAGATAGCACTTGGGTAAAGGTGTATAATAATAAACATTTTCAATGTAACGGGACAATTTTCGGATATAGATACACTACCAATAATAACGCCGCTGCCTTTTCGTTTGACAAGCCCGGCAGTTATATGGCAGGAATTGGCTCAGGCGGAAGTGACAGCTTGGTTCGCTTAGGGCCTTGTGATTCTACTGGAGAATGGCATGACTGGGGCGGTCAGACATGGCAATTGTACGGCAATTTCCTTACCACTGGCGGAATAACAATGTACTCCGACTTAAGAAAGAAGAACGTCCTGAACAGCATCATCGTACCTCTTGACGTAATGGCAAACGCTGACCTTTTCGATTACACTTTCAAGACGGATGAAAAATGCAAGGTCAGAGCAGGAACGAGCGCCCAGTATTGGAACGTATTTCTTCCACAGGTGACAGACACAGACAATGAGGGCTTCTTCACAATGAGTTATGATGTGCTTGCAACTACATGTGTACTGTCTATGGCAAAGCATTTCCAAAGATTTTTGATAGAGGATTTTGGCAGACACGAAACAGAGATAGAGAGATTAAAACGTGAGAATGAAGAACTAAAGAACCGCGTTAGCGAACTGGAAAGGAGGGCAGCATAATGGCAGTGTATAATATATTACCGAGTACAAACCTTAAAACAGAGGATATACGCGATACGCTCAACGCATACGGAGGGAGTGTTTCTAATGACTGCTTAACGTTCTTTACAGATGCTGCTAATATTAGGAAATGGGCGAAGTATAAGCCTATAAATTACGCAAAAAACTTCGACTTGACGGATGCAGAGAGGGCAACCAAGAACTATGGCATCGGAAACATACCATGGCAAACCGAGTTCGGCGCTTGCAAGGCATTCATCGACAGGACAAGTGCGGAGCTTTCAGCGTACTACACATATGATAGGCCAACTGGTGGCACTTCCTCACCTTACAGGTTAGATGATTTCAGGGGCTATGACGGAGCCGCGGACGCACCTATATATCCGTCCAGCAAAACAAACTTAACAATGGGCGGAAGCAATACATGGGTAGCGGTATATGTCAATCTGAGGGGAAAAAGTTCACATCCAAATTGGCTGAACATATCCTATCTTGACAATAGAGACCCGTACGGAACATTGATTCTGTCAGCAGATAACTGCTATCTCGGAGTAATCCTTAAAGGGGACAACGGAACGTTCTATGCTATCGAACAGGTAAAAGTCCATACCCATACAGAGGGTGGAGACCATGAGACTGCTATTACTATCAATGATAGGAACTGTTATGGAACCTATAAGTTAATGCCGTTCCTCATTGAATCGAGTTCGCTTCCAAATCCTGACGGGAACGGTTATCAAACGGTAAAATGTCTTCCACTTACAATGTCTATCTCGACAGTCACCATAGTTAAGCAGGCAGCACAGTTGGTGGTTACCGCCAACTATGCGAGAGCAGACTATGGCAACGGATACAGGCTATATTTAACCAGTATCGTAATTAAGAACAATGGCAATATTAGTACAAGTGTTTCAGGCCTTAGATGCTCATTCAGTGGAAGCAACATGACTAATGTCTCGAATGTGTCAATATGGAATGTCGGCTCAACCAGTATATCAATTGCACCCGGTGAGACAAAAACGATTACCTCATTTACTAACAACAATTTCTACACCACTACCAAGACGAATGTGTATGGCTATTGGTATTTGTATGTTTCATATACAGGAAATGAGATAACCAAATCACTGAATATAAGCAACACACCGCCAGCAAGCGGTTCGTTTTAAGACGTATTATTAACTTAATAAAAGACCATGAAACAGTTCAAATCATTATCAGACAAGCGGCTTATCATTGAAGCCGAGGTAAACGGGAAGAAAGGCTTTTTCCTTATCGATACAGGTGCGAGTGTCGGGCTTATTGCCGAGGACAAGGTGAAGAAGTTCGACATCGTGAGAGGGCGCAAATACCCCGGCTCTCTTGTTGGTGCAGGCGGTGAAATGGAAGATGTGTATTACTGCAATACGCTTGTGCGGTTTGGCGGGAAAGATATTCCGCAGTTCCTCATTACCGACATATCAGGCGTGAGAAACAGCATAGAGCGTGAGACCGGGATAGAGATACTGGGCATCATCGGCCTTTCCCAAATGAAAATTATTGGGCTTCAAGTAGATGCAAATGACAATATGATAACAATCGAATAGTAAACCAATAAAAACAAAAGTTATGAGTACATCAACAACCGCCGCAGAAAAAGTGGCTTATGAAAAAGTAGTGAGAGCAACAATAAGAGTAAATAACTCCGTAGACGCGTCTAAGGTCTATGACATTGAAGCGGATGCAGAGGTTAACAACGGTGTGGTGAACAATATCAATTCAGGCACAGTGAAGAAAGACGGCTCACAGGTGGCTACTTTCAACAGCTACGGCAACGAGAACCTAAGCATCAACCATAACGTAGGAGAAAGGCAGGAACAGTGCGAGATTACCGCGGCCGTCAACACTTTTATCACCGACACGAAAGCTAAGGTAGCTACCGCACAGTCTGTTTCATTGCCGTAATCTAATCGTATAACCATTAAAAGAATAATAAAATGAGCGAAAATAAAAAATCAAAAAATGAAATTACAACAGACACCGTCCTGTCGGTATATAAGCTCCTTAATGATAGCAAACTTACCAAAATGGAAGATAAGGATAAATTCATTGTGATTAAGGCAGTAAGAAAACTCAAACCTATTGCGGCCGACTTTGACGATTTTCAGAAAGACGCGCAGGAAAAGCTAAAGGGGGAAAACTTCGAGGAGATGCAGAAGAAAGCCCAGCAATGGCAAAAGGACGGTGATAAAACCACTTTGGCAGAAGATGAGCGTAGGGAAATCAACAAGTTCTTCAAAGAATACTACAAGAAGTTGGAAGAGTGCCTGAAAGAAGAAACGGAAAGAAAGCATGAATTGGAGTATGAAAAACTATCAGAAGATGCCTTCGGTAAATTCATCTCCAGCAATGACTTCAAGGTAGATGATATAATCAAAATTCAAGAAGTAATGGTTCAGTAATCAAGAAGGGGTTGTGTCATGAAAAAGGTAAAGGTTGATTTGTTGGTTGTTGGTAATCTATTTGTTATCAACAACTTGCGAGGGGGGGGGTAAAATCCTCTAATTGGAATTGTTATGCAGATGAAAGCCTATATGAAGCGGACAGGGTCGTACATGGCGACTACGAGATTAACGGTGACAGTGATATGTCTATTGCTGTTACTGGTGGTATCACCATTATACGGAAGGAGGTATGATATGGCTATTGTACCTGATTCCAATGTCAACCTTGCAGGTAACATACGTGACATACTGAACGCTGCGGGGGGAAGTGTCACTAATGAGGTGATAACATTCTTCCAAACGAGGGCTAACATCAACAAGTGGGCCAAGTACAAACCTTACCGAAAGGCAACAAACTTCAACCTTGATTATAGCACAGACCCTACACGTGCGGACGGGTGTATGTGGGGAATGGTTACCCCAACATTGAAGGCGGGATATGTGTATTTCAATAAAATGGCTTATGAAATTACCACAAACCCTTCTCAAGCAAATTACCCCAACTGGGAATATCAGCTTCCGAGAGGCGGACAGGGTGAGCCTTACCGACTTGGTGATTTCAAAGGGTACAATACCGCGGCTGTCCAGCCGTTTACAACAGGCATAACTAATTATAAGTCGGAACTGAATATGTTTGATGAAGATAGCTTCACTGCTTTTTGCATGATAAATTCGGGGTCCGATTTTAATTTCAGGGACTTTTTTACGACATCTTCCGGATATAGGTTTGTTGTTGAATGCTACTTGGAAACGGGTATGCCTTTTTATGTAATGGACGCTCCGACTTACAAACAAATATCAGGGCAAGATATTGCAAACGTTACCGACTGGGCAGAATATATAAAGATCCAGCTTTCGCAGATAATGCAGAATACAAGCCAGCTTGTCGGGCGGTCGCTGTATGTATGTATGGGTGTTCAGAAAATAAGCTCAAGTGGAAGTGCCGAGGGCGGAACGGGCATTGTAGCTCCATGGAATGGCAGCGATACTCCGTTTTTCAAAAGGATTAGCATAGTAAACTATTTCAGCCGCCGGGCAAGCCTTACCTATGTGGCGTTTACGTTGGTTAATCCTACTTGGTATTCAAGAGACAGCGACCTTACTTTCTCTTTTTCAGGCACAAGATATTTTTGTGTAAGGATGAAGATAGAGCGTAAGGCGAAGGGGATGTACATTATTCCTGAAAACTCATCGTTCACGCCTTCTTCAGGAGAAGGGACCATAAAAATAAGATGCTCTGTTGTGGCCGGAACATATCAAAGCAGCCAGTTCGGACAACCCGCAAATAGTTCTTTGCAGAATATCAGTCAGATATATATAGAGCCTTCTTCAACCGAGGGACAGTATCAGGAGTTCTATTTGGTTTTCAGCAGCCTGTTAAGGTCCGGCACCGCTTCTTATTTGGTCTTTGAGGCTACCTCTGACAATAAAGGTTCATTCGTAACTATGGATGTTCAGACAGTGAATATAACTTGCAGATAGTACGATGAAACAAATAAGCAAATTCCCCGTTCCACTCTCACGAGCCAAACGGGGATGCACAGTAGTTAGCTTATTGATGCTGTCTGCAAAGATAAAGAAATTAATATAGAAACGAAATGAAACGTATTAAAAGATATATTATAAAAACCTCGTCCTGTTCTCACGAATAAGGCGGGCAAGGCAGACCATTTAATACGAACAGTAATCTTGATAACTAAAGTCTGCCTGATTAATAAAATTTACGCTTACAGTTTGTACGTGACACAAAGATAGGAAGAAATTTAAACATAACGATAAAATGAAAGAAAACATTGTTACCCAAAGCATACCGGGTGGATTTGCGATGATAGCAAGCAGCTTTATTGTACGGTCATTGGAACACATGATACCTTGGCTGATAGTATCATTTGCAGTTATTATCTGCGATTTGGCGTTTGGAGTTAGGAAGAGTTTATTAATGAATGAGGAAGTACGTTTCTCCGGAGCCATACGCCGTACTATGGGTAAAATGGTAACTTACTTTGCCTTTGTCTGCATGGTTGTGATGATAAACATTGCTTCCGGGGACAAGTGGAACATTGATATATATTCCTGTCTCTTTGTGTGCTTTATAGAGTTTTGTTCTATTATAAGCAACATATTAAAGCCTAAGGGGTATGATTTCAATATATTAAAAGCTTTGGGCGTATTCTGCAAAAAGGTTTTTAATGTTGATAAGGAAGATGTTAGTGAGATAATAACGAAAGATAAGGAGGAAAAGAAATGAGTTTAATTGACTTTGCTTTTATTGCACCATTTTCTTTTTATGTCATAATTTATACACTTTCGATAAAGGGAACCGGATATGTCGATAAATCCATAGAAAAATGAGTTGTATTTTAACATGATTTTTTTTGCAAATATAGCAATAACCAAAAACGAGGAGAAAAAGAAATGAATATTAAAGGCTACTTCGACGTTCAGGAACTTGTATGCAGGCACGTGTACGAGAAGTTCGGTAATAACGCTTGGCAGTTCTTCGATAACCGCCTGTTGGAAACACTGCTTGTTATCAGGGAGAAACTTGGCAAGCCTATCTATGTGAATAATTGGCAGGTAGGCGGTAATGTGACACAACGAGGGTTAAGATGCAATGTCTGCCAGCTTGTTGCAGAAAAAACAAGGTTTGAGAAAGTGTACGTATCGGCACACATACAAGGTACGGGCATTGATTTCGATGTAAAGGACATGACGGCTCTTGAGGTCCGTAACTGGATTAAGGCAAACCAAATACTTCTTCCGTATCCCATAAGGCTGGAGCAGGATGTTACGTGGGTGCATCTTGATATGCGTAATGACGGAACAAAGGGTAAAGTCATATATTTCAAAGGATAATGCCATGAAAGAACTAAGAAATCTATTGTTTTGGGCGTCTGTTGGATTGCTGGCTATGCTGCTGGTGTTCGTGTTTGCTTCGTGCCGAACGAGGACGGTCTATGTGCCTGTTGAAACCAAAGTGCTTGACAGTATAGTCTACCACGATACAACGTTTCAGGAGAAGCTGATGCCTTATAAAGACAGCGTGTCTACCCGCGATACTGTGTCATTCCTGCATAACCCGTATGCTTATAGTTATGCGTCTTGGAATAAGGGGATATTGAACCACTCATTAGGCATCTATCCCCAATCTACGGTGACGGTCAAGATACCTTACTTCATTGAAAAGATAAGAAGAATTGAAGTGCCAAAGCCCTATCCTGTGGAAAGGAAACTATCATGGTGGGAACGGTTTAAAATCAATTACGGAGGTGCGAGCATGATGCTAAACATTGCATGTGTCGCATTGGCCGTTATTTGGCTTGCCATAAGGATAAAAAAGAAATAAGTGTAGAAGTTGGCTTTAGCTGACGCTCTTTCGGGGCTTAGAGTAGAAAGAAAGCCCCTATCTCTTGTCCTCTGTCTGCGAAACGAACACAAGAGACAACAATCACAATCCGAGTTGTTACGAGGCTTTCGAGTTTAATAACGCCGGGTTGTGATTTTTGTTTTTAATAATTACATGTTTTAAAGCAGAATAATATGAAAACAGGAGATTTGTATCAGATTATGATGTCTACGGTATGCAGGCATACAGGGGTTGGAGAATTGGAACTGATAGACAGTAAAAAAGAAGAATGCGTAGACGCGCGCTATCTTTTGGTGTACTTCCTATCGCAGTTTTTAACGGACGAGGAAATATCCCGTCAAACTAAGATACCCCGTCAGTCGGTAAACAGGATACGAAACCATTTCGATGTAAAAATAAACAAGTGGAGCGTAAAAAACTGCCTGCACGAAATTAGCTCCGAACTTGCCCATAACCCGCTCGTTTCTTCTATAATAGCACATTGATTCTGTCGTCCTTTGTCATGCAGCCTACATCGGGCTGCCTTGAAACAATAAATATTTTATGACTATGACAGCAGAAGATTTAATGGCAATGAAAGCCATGTCCGACGGAACCGACATGAGTTCCTACGAGCACTTCATGGTGGCTGAAAAAACAGCAAAGAGACCCAGCGGAACATCAATTGCAGCTATTACTATCGGCAGTGCAGCCTTGTTGACTGGCATCGGAGCTTGGATTTTCGGTGGCGTTTATGCCGCACAGGGAAGCAAAGCTAACCAAAGAGACATTGACCGACTGGCTCAACTGGCTATTGCAGAACGCGCAGAACGTGTAAATCAGCAACCTCGCATGATTGACTACGTAAATGTTCAGACAGGCGCTACGGCTAACGCTTTGGCGGGAGCAGGAGCAAGCGCATACGCACAGGCAGAAGCACAGATCGTGGCTGACCGTTTGACAGGTCGCTCACAGATGTGTCCGCAGCCCGTAGCATTGTACAGCGCACCGCAGCCTTGCGGATGTCCTTGCAACGGCTAATTGCATTTCGGTATCGGGGAAGGGCACACTAAGCCTTTCCCTTTTTACAAAAAACATTGCTACTTATGTTTTGGAGAAAGAAAAAATACAATATGGAAATGCTGAAAATGATAAAGCCTACCAGTAAGGTTGCACTGAAAATGCAAACTCTGATGATAGCCAAAGGAAACGTAGAGGAAGCGGAGAAGCTGTATGATTTTCTCGCTAAGGACATGGAAGAACTGCCTACGTTTGATGTTGCTCCTCCCACAACCATGCAACAGGTGAGGGATACCGCCGGAACGATATTCGGCTGGGTGAAAGAAAATCAGAACGATATCATGCAAGGCATAGAGTTCTTGAAAAGCCTGAAAAAAGGAGGTGGAATGCCGCCTTCGGGTGCCGCTCCAGTATCACCGCCTCTGCCTCCGTTGTAATTAAAACAAATGCACTATGAAAGGATTTGAAATAAATTTTAAAGTATATGCCGATACGCAGGAAGAAGCGGATGCAGCCTCAAAGGCATTGCAGGACTTTGTAAACGAACATGCTGCCGAGGGAAGAGCGGTAACAGCACAAAAGCTGACAGAGTGCGTTCCTAAATGGAAAGACAACCTGTTTGTAAAAAATCAAATCATCAAATATTTTAAATAACAAAACAATATGAACGAATACATACAAGCCATTTACGAGATAGCAGTATCAAACAATAAGTTCCTGATAGCTACGGAACAACGGCTGATAAACATTGAAGCAAAACTCGATGTGCTGCTGGGTGTAGGAACGCCTGATTCTGTAAAAGAGATGAAGAGCCGGGTGCCGGCTCCAAAGAAATACCCTCAATCAGCAGAGGAACCCGTTGCTGAATAATATTAATAAAAAAACGATTCATTATGAGCTGTTGTAAAAACAAATCGGGACAAACCTCCGTATTGGAGCTTGTCCCCGTAGCCACAGGGACTACGACACCATCCCCAATAATGTATTACATTGACCTGATTCATTATCTGTGTCGTAACCGGAACATCTGTATCACCGCCCAATATCCTTTGAGCGGGACCATGAGGGCCGTTTTAAAGTCTATTGATTCTTTAGGCGGAAACCTTTATTCGCTGTCTATCCAATTGGTAGGTTCGGTAAGTTATCTGCCATACGTATGCGGATGCAACAATTGTGACGTATGCCCGCAGACGGATACAGTGTTCACTTCAATTACCGTACCGTTCTATTCAACCACAGTACCCACATCGGCAACACTTACCGTTACGCCTAATGTGCTGGTAAGTCCTACCAACGTACAAGACTGCTGCACGAAAACAAATGCGGTGGAAATAGAGTTCGGCCTGACTGTCACAAGCCCTGCTCCTGCGCCTGCCGTAGCTGCATTGCTTGGTGAAGATGAAAGCTTAGCAAACGAAACCAAATCATCCAAAAACAAGTAGTGTATGATTGGGGATGCAATGATAATAACCATTTCCGTATGCCTGTTCATCTATTTGGGACTTTTCGACGCCATATCAGGCATTTTGAAAAGACTTGTTCCGGTAAACCCGGGAAAGATAGGACGCTTATCAGAGAAGCTGAAATGCAGCAAGTGTATCAGCTTTTGGCTCACGCTGGCTTACGGCATTGCATGCGGAGGTCCGGTTATTCGTTGCATCCTTGTTTCTTTTCTGTGCGCTTTGGCCGCACTATGGATTGATTTGCTTTTGGCTTATATAAACAAAAAATACGATCGGTTATGGGAAGATTTGTAATTGTAAAACCAAAGCCCGCAAAGACGGTTAAATGCCCGTCATGCGGAAAGAAATAACAATATGGGCAACAAGAAGATTATGAAGTATTGCATGGACAAATACCTCAACGAGTGTATAGGTAACTGCAAGGATGACGGTGTCAAGGCTCTTTTATTATTACAAAAAGACATTGAAAAGAACAACGAACATCACCTTCGCCAGCAGGACTTGCTGCTTCAAATAATCAGAAAGCAAAGCAAACCCAATTTTTGGCGGGAGGTGGGAGCAAACCTTACCGGGGACGCCATTTTTGAGGTGTTGCTAAGAGGTGCAAGCAGGATATTCAGGTAAGAAACATACTACTTAATTAAAAGAAAGGGAAAAGATTATGACTATTTATGAGTTGATAGAAAAGTACGGTAAAGGCAAGGGTGAAGCTGTAATGATAGAGAGCACCCGCATCCTTTCGGATGTGCTGGAGCCGATGAAAGAGAAAGAGCCTAAAAAGTATTGGCTGGCGTTGAGAAAGCTGTACGGTGCCATGAGCGGATGCCATTACAACGAGGAGTTTGCCATGCACGATGTTGCCGATATGGAGTACACCGACAAGGAAGGCAACGAACACAAGGGTGGATATTGGACGGTAGATCAGATAGAGGAAGCCACCAAGAACAAGAATTTCCCGTCGGGATGCACACGCTGGGATAAATACGTAGCCTTTAATGCTTTTTGGGCCGATCTGTGCAAGGTTTTGGACGGAGAGGATATTATCGAAGCGGCGTATGCCTTTTGGTTTGACGATGAAGATTGGATGCCGGGAGATAATAAAATTTGGTCTTACATGTGCCTAAAATATAGCTATGAATGAACAATTAGACATATTGATTAAGCAGTCGGAAGACTTACCGCACTGGATGTTCTGCCGACTGCTTGCTATGATGCAATGGAGCGTGCTCTAAAGATAGCCGAGGATGTTATTTGCAATGCTATACCGCTTATTGTTGCGGTAAAGCTGGCTATGCTGTTAGCCCTGTGTCTCTAATTCTTTCACGCCCTCCAACGCCCTGTACAGTATGTATATGGTACTCATATTGTTTTTAAATAAATCTGTGCTCCCTTCATCTACGTATTGCGCATAATCAAACGCCAGGTCTACAAGCTCTTTTCTAAGTTCTTCAGGAGTTATAATGTCTCTGAAAAATTCTCCCATTGCGCTGACGTCATATTGCTTTTTAGCAGGTATTGTATTTCTTTCCATGATGAATATTTGTTTTAGGTTTTAAGCGGGCAGGCTGATTTACAGTGGGGGTCGGTAAAACGCAGACCCCCTTTTTGTAATAACCTATTGCCTTTTTCTGATTTTCAATAAGCTATATTATTAGTTAGTTCCTCCTATGAAATGAAACCCTAATACGGCCAATAACTCATCAAACTTACTTTCGTACCATAATGGTTGAGTGCCTTTCGGATTGTTCGGGTTTACTTGGTTTTCTCCGAAAGAAAGACCTTTCTCTGTGATTGACTTGAATTTCTTCTTTTGTCCGTATGATGATTTTCTTTCCAGTTCGCACAGATAACCTTTTTCTATTGCTACCGTATTAAATTCACGTGCGGATATTTGAGTTTTCCGTTCTTTCAATAGGTCGGTTGCTGATTTTAATATCCCTTTTGACGGGGTGTAGTCGGGAAGTGGCAAGTTTAATGGTTCTGCTACTTTTCCAAGCAATGCAAGTTTTGAAGAATCGTTTAGGTTGAGCATTTCGCTCACACCTTTTACCCATTCAAGACTAACACGAACTTTGGTTGTTAGGGATGGTTCTCGTTTGGGATTATTTCCCTCGATTCCCTTATGAACGGTGTGATGGAATACTTTCCTGTACACCTCAAAAACGGCTCTTACTTTTCTTGCGATGAAGAACTCCATACAGGAGACAGTGAGTTTATACTCATTTGTCGGTCTTCCACCATTGGGGTTTTGAGGATTTTTCCTTAAAACTTGATAATCAACATTTTCTATAAAATCTAACTTCAAAGCTGAAACAGCATCTGATTTTTGACCGTAAACAAGCATCCATACTTCATCAAGATTGACTGGAAACTCGTCATCAGATTGTGACAACTTTAACACTGCGATGAAATACGCTTTGATTTCGCTTTCGCTACTCTCCTTTGATAAAATAATCTTTTTAGCCATTTTATTTGACAATTTATGGCAGCTTCAATTTATCGAGGTGAAGCTATACCTCGTTTATTTTCTTTTGTGCTAATTCTAAAATATCTTTATACATTTGTTTGTCTAATCTATTCTTTGCTATTTCCATAAATACAGACGCAAGATGTCTCTGCGTTTTTATTTCTCTATTATATTTCCATTTTCCCTCTTCTTTTAGTTTAAGATTATAATCTCCTATTTTTGCTTTGCAAAGTTTTATTAATGCCCATATAGAAGTCTCTATTTTTTTCTGACCTGCACTCAGCCTTTTGTATGGTGCTGTTTTTACTTTAAACTCGGATAGCTTACCTAATAGTTCATTCTTCCAGTTAATTACAACTTGAATGTCTGTTTCATTCAATATCATTTCTTCTGTTATTTCTATTCCTCTTATTTCAATCATATTCTAAAAAAAAATAAAAAAACGGTTGCAACCGCCCCATTGTCAAACATACTTTATAGAAAGCAGTTGAGAGTGCATTAACATCTCTCATGGGAGTAACAACCGTTGTATTATATATACAGCGAACATATAAGCATAAAAAATGCCTACAATGAGCAGGCTTCCGTCTGCTTTCTATTTAATATGTTTGACGCTGCAAATATACGCCCTTTTTCTATAACGCCAAATGAAAAACTTAATATTTTACTTTAACCGTATGATTTCTACCCCATACCATCGCATTATACAGCGAGGCGGCATATAGTTTAATCTCTTCGTTGTTTTCCAAGAACTCCACCTTTAGCGCTTCTTTCATAGCGGTGGTATAAAGGTTTTGGTCTAATGTATTATCTTCCATTGCTTTTGTTTAAACAATTAATGATTTTATCAATCTCTCGAATATCCTCTCTCTTTCTTCGTAGGTGGCTTTTCTCGTTTCGTAAAAAGAACCAAACAGTCTAATGTTTTCTCTTCCCGGACTGGCTATATACACATGAAATTTATCAAAATTATACACCAAGTAATCGCCTTTGTCGAACGAATCAACGACAATAGGGTTAAGCCCGGCAACATTGTTCATCAGCTTCTCAACTTCATAGCGGTTCAAAAAGCATTCTACCCATTGCTCGTCATCTCGGTTGATTATGTGACCGTCATAGGTAACGGCCACCTCGTATGTATCTTCCCCGTCTGAATGAAACAGCTGTCCTAAAAGCACACTGACGCCATAACCATTCTCAAACTCAACCACTCCCTGCATGTACTTATCAACATCTTTCATCAATTTCAGCTTTTTGATAAAATTTACCTCTTCCTCTGTAAAGTAAGGCTTAAACTCTATATCAGAGAAACTGTATTTCCTTTTAACATCTTTCATAATTACAAGTTTAATTATCTGCATTTCACTTTTGTAAGCCCGTATTTGGCTAATCTTAGATACACCGTCCTGACGCTTACATTCAATATTTCGGCCATTCTACGGGGAGATATGCCGTCCTCCTTGTACATCTTTGTAATGTTCTCCTGTGAAAGAGGGTCAACAAACGGTTTCTTTGGTTCTGTTATGTCCATTCTTCTGCGTGCCCTTTCCGCGTATGCTTCATTCTGTTTGTCTTTTGTGACATAGATAACAGTATTCTTACTAAGCCGCAGCGGGAACAGCTTTCTTTCCACTTCTTTGTGTTGTTCTACAAGCAGATCCGCATCACCGTTTAGGGTCGGGTCTACTTTTAATTTATCCTTTGGTAATGCTTGTTTCCTGCGCTTAAGTTCTCTTTCTGTTTTTCTCATCTTATTATGCCTAATTTATTATACCAATGGGAAGAATGGGAAAACCATCCGACAAAGACCGTATTCCCAAAGAGGGTTAATTTATAAAGTTTACTCATGCATTTTGTTAACTAATTCACACCAACTATTATCGTTCTCCCAAAACCATTGATAGCCGCCAGCGTGTTTACGCTTTCCGGAGCAACAATGTCTGATATTACGGGCGCAAATGCCAGTCTTTCGTTCCGCATCGTTAGAGGATTGGAAAACACACTGTAACTGTCCGTTCCTTATGGCTACTACTTCCTTTGCTCTGCAGCCCGCTATATTAGGGTTTCCCGTTCTTCCTGATGCTAATCCTTTAAATATCCTTTCCCTCTTATGCAAGGGGACGTTGTAATCATCCCATTTCTTTCCCTTGTTGTGGGGAGTACAACCCTTTAAAAATCTTCCGGTAACAAGGTTTCTGTTATGACGTTCCGGAGAAATATGCAATTCATTCATATTTAAATTCGAGTTTTAGGTTACTTGTAGTATCGATATTAATTTTCTTCATATGTTTATACCCTTTCTTCTTGTCGTAGTCTTCCAACCTTCCAATACGGCTTGGGTTAAGCTGTATTTATCATTAAACATTATTTTCTTAGCCATAATCATATTAATCATTAAACAAATCAACAGCTTTCGCAACCCAATACCATATCACGAAATAAAAGGCGTATTTGGCTAATCTTTCGCAAGATAGTGAAGGCTCTAACCCGGCTATGAAATTCCACGTATTATACTCATATACACAAATTAGATATGATATAATGATAGAAACCAGTATATATATAAATCTTCTCATAATCATATAAGTTTTAATGCTTCAAAAATCCCGGCTTCAAGTGCTTCTTCGTAGGTAGCGTAATTCTTTGTCTCAAAAAGAAATTCATAGTCCTTCGTGTCGTAAATTCTACAATACCACAGCCCGTTCCCGTTTGCATCAACGGCTGTATGAATAGAATGATTATCACGCAGCCATTTCTGCGCAACATACAATGTTGGACATAAAAATTCAACCAATTCGCCACCTATTTCCGTACAACATGACATTCTTTGCGGAAGATCATATTTTGTAATAACCTTATTGCAGCCTATTATGTGTTCGCACTTCCAATTAAATCCTTTCTCTTTCAGCAGCTTCGCTGTCTCTAATGTTACAAGTTCTTCGGTCATAGTTATTTCTCCATTTCTTTAAAATATTCAATCAATTCGTTTACGGTAGCCTTGTGCAATTTAAATACTTCTAATATACTGTCACAGTCTTTATTGTAAACCCAAACTCCTTCGGGTGAAATAAACCATTGAAGCTTATCTGTATCATCTCTTAGTGCGGCAATAGCTAAGAAAAGCTCTTCATTGGTTCCACAATCAATTCTTCCAGCACAATTCCATGTGCGATAAGGATTTGTAGCATCAAAAGCCCCTTTAATAATAATATGATAATTGCAGTTAACTGGTGATGTAGCAATACAAAACCTTTCATCTTCAATTACATCAGTAGGATGGTTGTATCCTAATTTTTCCAACTTCTTTCTTAATTCCGGTGTATTTTTGCGTATAAACGCTGGTGTCGAAAATCCCATAATTATTCCTCCTTATCTATCTTAATATCTGTCACTTTGCCACGATTGACGAAACGAAAACATTTCATTACAATACACAGAAACGTTTCGTATTGGCTCTCAAATTCATCGCATTCATAACGCAACGAGCAGTCACTGCAATCAGAATGCCCATTATACACTTTCTCTGCTTCATGCAGCACTCCGTCTATTATTATTCCGTTCTTTACTTCCATGATTAAAACGTCAAGATTATTTTTGTTTTTATTCTTACAGGCAAAGCCGATAACGTAGACTTTTCACTTTCCCTGCGTATATAAATCATATTATTGACTTCTAAACCTATTTCAGCTTCAAGGTGTTCTAAAATATGAGCTATTTCCATTTCAGCTTTCTCTTTCTTGTTTTTTACTTCTTTTATATCCATGATTACTCTCTTTTCAGTTTCTTTATCATATTATCAGCACAATCAAGCGCTATAATTATCGGTGCTTCACGTTTAGAATATGTGCCGCAAAAAGCAGGGTTGCTTAGAACTCCTTGCATTGCAGCCTTTGCCAATTCATAACGTCTCTGCTCCCAATCAATAGTTTCATCATCTTTCAAAATTTCAAGTAACCCATTAGGAATAATCGGGTCAGTAGAACCAACCTTGGCATAGAAACAACATTCAACATCGATTACTTCTCCAGTTTCTTTTATTCTCGCTTTCATTGTTCACCCTCCTTTAAAATATATCCGTTTTCAATCACCCAGCACAGTATCTTATATGCGTTCTCCAAGATATCCACATTGTTTTTATAATCTAAATCGTCAAACGTATAATTTACGTATCTATAACATATACAAGGCGGAAGTATTTGCAGTTGATATTCTTCATCATTGTATGTAATATAACTCGGCAGCTTGTCGAGAATGTCCTGCAAGGTGTAAGCAGGGTATTCATGCTTCATATTCGGTTGAGAAACGAAGAGAGTAGGCCTTTCCTCTAAGGCGAGCACTCCATTGAAAAAAGATTCAACCGTAGGCAAAAACTGCCAGTGCATACTTGCGTCACTCGTATCCAAGCCAAGCTCCCTCAGGTGCTTCATCTGATCTATTGATAATACTTGTTTTGATTTCATATCTAATCTTTTTTTTAAACACTCTTACATAAAGCATTAAATTTGAATTTATCACAGTTTATAGTATCTCGGTTAAATCTGTCAGTGCACTTATAATAATGCTTACAGTTGTAACAAACCCTTTCAATCTTTTGCTTTTTCTTTACTTTAGGAAATTTCATTCTTAATCTCCTTTCTCTTTAATATATTTTTCTGTAAACTTGATAATTGTCTCTAAGAAAAGACGGGTTGCATTATCAGATATGATACATCTACTACCGCTGTTCCCAATCTCATGCCTTTGGATTGAAAAAAATGCATACTCCTTTTTAGTGAGCGCGTACCATGCTACTTTTATTCGTTCAATCATTTGTTTAATCTCCTTTCTCTTTAATCCGTTCCAGTACATCCTTGTTGGCTTCGAGTATCTCATCGAAAGAGGGGATTTCGTTTTTACCAACATAATAAAACATAAGACCTCTGCTAACCATTGGCGAACGTCTTTTTAATGAGTTGAAAATAGATGTTGTTGGAATATTCATTTTAATTGAAGCATCTTTTATTGATTTGAAAACGTAAGCAGTTTCTCCATGTATGCAACAAATCTTTTTTCGATAACTATCAGTCGCATGCCCATAGGAGTTATTGTAAGACCTTGTACACCATTCCAAGTTATCAACATTATTATTTAAAGGGTTCTCGTCTTTATGATTTACCATCTCTAAATTTAAAGGGTTTGGTATAAATGCTTTTGCAACAAGCCTGTGCACAAACATTAGTTTCCTTTCCCCATTAATGCTAATTGTTACCCAAACATATCCATGAGAATCTATATAACCTTTCATTATCCTTGGATACGCTCGTTTCCCCCATCTACTAAAAATGCTTCTAACTCGTCCAAAATTACTAACTTGATACCCAAACACTCCTTTTGTGTCTTTCCATACCTCTTTCATGTCATTATAAATTTAAGAGTTTATGAATATTCTCTATAACTTCTCCGTCTGTCAGTGAATCGTCCTGCATGATTGATTTAATCCGATTTGCAAGCCATTCAGCACCGGCTTTGAACCCTTGTTCAATGTCATATCTATCAAAATCGAAATGCAATCTATATTTCTTTGGAACTCCACGTTCTTGACATTTATCGTCAGCATATTTCCTTACTGCTTCTTCTACTGTCTGTTTCATTTCTTTTTGTTTTACCCAAATTTTGAAAGGAGCACATCCTAATGAAAGGTTAAGTGTCAAATTCTAACTTATCATTATAACTGTTGGATATGCTCCTTTTTGTTGTTACTTTTGTTTCGTCAAATTCTAAAAATTATAACTTACGAAAGAGTTTATAAAAACATCAATCTACTGCCCTGAAGAAGTAATTGGTCTAACTATCTCAATCTGCAAACAGCTTAACATTCCATGCAGAGGAAAACAAGATGCAGGGAACTTTATTTTTCAAAGAGATCTAATAAACAGCCTTTCAGGAAAATACAATATAAATGCTTCCGTAGGAAATAATTGTTTTTATTATTCTAAAAGTCTAAACCTGATTGCGGAGTCTCTCGTTTCTCGTAATATCCTGAACGAAGACGCTCTTCGACAAGACTTGGAGGAATTTTGTTTAGCAAATCCGCCACTGCGCCTTTAGGAAAATACATGTAAAATCCCCTGAGTGAAAACACATTTTTTTCTATAAATAAGTTTGCGCCCACCACATTGTTGTTTAGCACTCTCTCCAAGCGTGCAAGGAACTTTTTATCCCTGTACGCTTGATACTTCTGTAATAGTTTTTTAATCATAATATATTATTGTTAGTTTAATCTTCCACCTCAACAAATTCGCCGTTTACTAATCTATACCAAGTATCAGCCTTGATATTTTTTCCGTCAACTACAACAGCTTTCCAATCAGAAACATCGTACGAGCTTTCTTGCTCCTCTGCTATAACCAAGATAGATCCCATACCTCCTCTGGCCTTTACATTTGTTCCTCGCGCCACCGCTAAACCGTTATTTCCAGTTGATGAACTACCTCTTGATGTCGCAGCACCTCTATAACCAGCGGTCGCAGCACCATAATTACCAGCGGTCGCAG